TTATTTGGTCGGTGCTATCGGTTTGTCCTTTCTGATGTAACGTTTTGTCATTTGTAGGCTGGTATGTCCTAGTTGTTTTCTGGCGGCTTCTTCATTTTCGGCAAGGGATTTATCCGTTCCGGCTTTTGCTCTCAAATCTCTAAATTGAAAGTTTGCTAATTCTTTTTCCAGTTCCGGATATTGCCGGATGAGCTTTTCTCTCAACTCGGCAAAGCGTTCAGTGAGTGTCCGGCGAGATAATTTTCGTCCCCATCTATTTGAAAAAAGATAGCCTTTAGTGATATTTTCTAAGCGAGCGTAAATAATGTCTGCAAGTTTACCTTGTAATAAAATCCTTAATTTTGTACCGGTTTTTTGCTGCGTAATGTGTAAAATACCGTCATAGATGTGACTGCTGTGGATATTGACAACATCAATCGGGCGTTGAGCGGTGAGATAAGCGATGTCCATTAAATCTTTCATTTCTTGATCGCCGTTGCGATAAACGAGATCGTAGATGTAATCTTCAATATAGACATCTCTTGCCTTGATTTTGTGTTTTTTGATGCCTTCACTCGGGCAGGCAAATTTAGTATATCCCCACGCTTTAGCCATTGCCCAGATGTGATGGAATAGGGTAATTTCATTGTTGGCGGAGGTAGGGCTTGATTTTCTCCAGTCAAGGTACTGTTTAATGTGTTTAGGTTCAATTTGATCTAATGGAGCGTCTTTAAAAAATTTCAGCAAAAATCGTAAAGCGGAAAGATTGCTGTTTTGTGTATTATAGGCTTTGGTTGGGATAACTTCTTCTTTGTAACGATTTACAACATCAACAAATAAGAGATTATGAAGTTGAATTTTATTATTGTAATTCAGTTTGGCTGCTTCAAGGATAGCCAGCTCTTTGTCCATACCTAGCGATTTCTGTTTGCCGTCTTCAAGGACATAGTAATAATATTTGACGACCTTGCCGGTCTTTTTTCGTAATCGGTTATGGCAGACAACATTTTGTGGCAATCCTTGATTTTCTCGTTTTCTTGGTCTTGCCATTTTTTCTCCTTATACCGAAGGTTGCCACGGTTTATTGGAAGTGTCGGTAGCACGTTTTTCAAATTGATTTCTTAATACAACGGGATAACCGTTAGCATTGCACTTATATTTCACAGCCATTTTTTTTAGTTGGGCAATAATGGCTGTTTTTTGTTTTCGACCAGTAAGATATTCAATTTCCTCTTTGCTTAAAAAAAGTGTTGTTTCCATTATTTCCCCTCCCCAGTTGAAGGATAATAATTAATTATTCCTTGCTTAGTAGTAATTTGTAAATGGAAATCAGAACAAGATTTAAATAGAATTTTATTTTCCACTAAAGCCTTTTTTTCCATTCACTTTATATTTATATCTACGCTCTTGTCTATAAGAGCGTATAGCTTTAAAATATTCTCCAGTTACCCATTCGTGAAGTTTTGATAACTCTTCAAACATTGCCGTTGTATCAAATCGTTTTGCTTCAATAACTACAGGCTTTTTTTGATATTTCATATTGTTATCCTTATTAGCTTTCAATAAAAAGCCTAGCAATGGCTAGGCTTAGTTGTAAGTATTAACGTTAAATATCAATTTCTCCAATATTCACAGTAATGCCTGTGCCATCAAGTGCATTCGTTAGCTTATCCGAAAACTCTTTTGCAATGGCTTCTTGTATCTGTTCCATTTTGATTAATCGCGCAACAAGAATCGGAGAATCTCCGCCAGTTAAAATTGATAGTCGTAACGTAAATGCTTGGCAGCTTAATCCTTTGTATGTTTCAGTATTAAAGACAAAGTATTTAGGCATCTGCAATTTGCTTTTAGCTTCTACGCTTTCCATTGCTGATTTTGATGCGGCAAAATCGCTGACTTCGTGTTCTTCATTGCGTGCGTAATCTAATGTAATTTTACGCACTGCTTGCACTGCATTTGTTATAGACATTTTCTCCTCATCATCAGTATATGGCGTAATAAAATCACCCCAATCTTCTAACCATTCTGAGAATGCACGTTGATCGTGTCGTCTGCCTTGAAAATCTAATAATGCACTATAAGCAGCTGTTTTCTGCATATTGAGCAATGCACGGTGTGTTGCGTGAAGAGGTTGTTCTAGAGTGCCAATATCAAAAATGATCTCTGCACTAAGATTTTGTTCATCAATAAAGCATTTAGCATTATCTTGATTATGCAATTTTGCGTATGCAACTAAGCTATCAAAGTTAAATGTGCTGAATTTAGCTCGAAACTGATTGCGGAATTGATTATGTTTTTCAAGTGATACGACATTGACATCTTTAGGTAAAATAGCAATCGGGTAATCACTGTTGCCGATATGCACGCTTGATAACACTAAATCTTTAATTTGTTCTAAGTTGGTTTGTTCCATAGTTACTCCTTGATTACATTACTTTTAACTTTTTATCAAATGCCGGGTCGTCACTGTCTTTAAACATTGGCATTTGTTCTTTGTCTGGCGTTGCACAAATTGCACCGCCTTTGTGGACATACATTGGTGTTGCGGTGGTATCTTCTTCTGATGATTTACCTCTCTTAGTTGGTTTGACATAACTTAATTTATGTTGGATTTGCACGGCTGGTTGATCGCTATCCATTTTTTTAACGGTAAATTCAACAACGACTTTTCCAGCCTTGTCGTGTGTAATTGCACCCATTGCAACTTCTGAAAGCGCGGTTGCTAATTTGTTTTCAAAAATGCCCGCATCAAGTTCTGAAATGAACTCGTGAATATTGGTTTTTGCCATAGTGTTTTCTCCTGTTTTTGTTAATAAAAAAGCCCTCAAGTGAGGGCGTTTGTCTAAAAATAATCAGAAATCGTCTAATTTAAACAATACTATCTATTTGATTTTAAATGCTAAATCTGTTTTTGATTGTCTAAAATCGTTTAGATATTGTTTAAATTGGCTAAGTTAGACGAGCAGCACTACATCGCTTCTGCGATAAGTTGTTGATAATATTGCTGTGCCAGCTCAACACGTTTGATGATTTTTTCGATAATGTCATCATTGCGTTTCACTGTTACGGTGGTAATCCTTTTTTCTTGTGGTATTTGTTCAACAAGATCGATATATTTTTCAGGGCTTTCCCAATTTGCAATCATTTCGGGAGGGGTAGGGAATAGGCAGAAGTCTATTTGTGCTTCTTCGCAATCCCAAAGCCACATATAACCCTGCATTTGTATATCATAGCCTGCTTTTTTGGCTTTATTTTCCGCTTCATCTTGGAAAAATGGATGTGTGCCAATATCCCACGAACATTTTGTGTCGATAATGAGTTTTCTGGTTGGCACATAGATATCACATTCGCCGGTAATCCATTCATTTTCTCGTCTTTCTTCGTTTTTCTTTAAGGCAAGCCCTCGTTTTAAGCCACTTAATTTAATCGCTTGCTTTTCTAAAGCGATCCCTTTTTCTGTGTATTTGTTGCCTTCAAATGCTTGATAGCCAAAGAGGTCATATTTCACGATTTCACGCACCGCACTTTTGGCAGTGTCTGAGATGGTTTTATCTCTTGCTTCCGGCATTAATTTATGGAGCATTGAACATCTAGCTTTCATTTGATACATTTTGGTTCTCCAATTTTTCTAACTCTGCATATTGTTCCGGTGAGAATTCAAAACCGTTATCACATAAGTCTTGTAATGTGGTTTCTCGGTTGAGAATGTTTTGTTTGCATTGTGCAAAAACATCATCACTGACGGTCATTATTGAATATTCCGCCTCTTGCACTTCGTTATCAGGGTAGGCAAATTCACCGCTGTCTTTTACGACGGATTGATCCGCTAACACGGCGGATTGCATTTCAACGGAAAGTGGCGCTTGTTTTGATAATAGTAATTTCAACACGGTTTTTAATGCCATTGCTTCGAAATTATCCACCCACACGCCATAATGTTTCTTATAGCTTTGGCTGTAGCGTAAGGCGTGTTTTTTCACTTCTTCGTGGCTCATATAAAGTTCTGCCGAGAAGTCATTCAGCAGTCTGAAGTAGGCATAGTAACCAATCGGTAATTCGCCATCTTTCGGCTCTTGTTCCCAGTCAAATTCAAAGCCATTAATAAAATCTTTTTTCACTAATTGCTTTTGGTAAACGGGAACGGCGACAAGCCGTTTAAATTGCCCGCTTCTTTGGGCAAGTTGAATAAAGCCTTTGTAGCCAATTTGGAACTGTGCTTCGGTGGTGTTGGTTCTGCTGTTTTTAAACGGTAGGATATAAGCAAAGCCTAAGCCGTTTTGTATTGGTAAATTCAGTGTTGCTGCCATACAAGCGGCATTGAAGATACTTTTTGGCTCGGCATTAATGAGCATTGCGTTGCTGTTGGCAATTTGTAGTACACTGGTGGCAAATGTTGCGGCATTTTTGCCGAGTAATTCTTGTAATTTTTGCTTTGCTGTCGGTTTTTCAAAGAAATCTCTTAAAACCTGTGCAGGGGAAGCATTCTTTGTTTTCATCACTTTGTTTTGAGTTGTCATTTTTTCTCCTAAATCATATAGCCTTTACCGAAATGTTGCATTTTCTTGATTGGTTGAATATTCGCGCCTGTTAAGGTTTTAATGCGATTATTGATAAAGGTTTTGGTTAAATCCGCCGTGGCGAAGTTGTAGCGTTCACCGCCAAAGTAGTGGTTAACTTGTTCAATCATTTTGCCGTGTAAGTTCTTTTTAATGATTTCAACTGCATAGCAACCTAGCCCTTTAGGGGAGCGAAAAATTTTCCAGTAGCGATCCGCCACGTTTCGGTGACGCACGGTTTCCATTAAAACCGGTTTCGGTTTTGGTGGTGGCGTTTTGTTTTCCGTTATGGGGGCTTTGTGTTTGTGGTTGTAATAGGGGTTGATCTTTTTCAAAAATTCGTAATAACGGTGTGCGTCGTGTTGCTTTCCCCAGCAGTACAGTGAGGTGGCACAAACGCCCAATTCTTTCGCCACCTCCCTTGGTGGTTTGCCTAGCTCGTACATTTTGTTTAGGATGGCTTTTCTTTCTTCGATGGTGTAAGCTCTGCCCATTATTTTGCCCTCAACTGCTGCCTAATTTCCGCTTCGTGTTCCGGTGTGAGCGGTGTTTGTAGCTCGCCGTGCGTTTCTTTCCATTCGTTATTAGCCCATTCTTCCCAATCTAATTGTTCCTCGCTTAACTCAGTTTCAATGTTGAGCGTGTGGTCGTAATAATCCGTGTCTTTTTCCAGTGCTTTGACGGGTTGCGGTTGGCAACTAATGCCTAAGACAACGGCGATGATTAATGCGGTAATAAGGTAAATCGGCTCTAGTGTGAATTTCATTTTTTGCTCCTTATTTGAACAATTTACAGAATTTAGGGTGCAATAAACCGCCTCACTAAAAAGTAAGGTAAGGCGGTGAGTTAAATTAGATTAGATTAGAAGTTATTTAATCGCTTTGGTTGTGGTTGTTCGTCAAGCAGGCTTAACATTCCTTTGATGAACATAATACGTTCACTTTTTGCTTGAACATATTTTCGAGCTTTCTCTAAAGCGTTTTCGGTTGGCATATTGAGGTTATAGAGGTAATGCCCTCCGATGAATTTGTCTATATCTCTGCCAAGATGTGGGTATTCCTTGCGGATTTTTTCGCCCATTTCATACGCACCATTAAGTGAGTGGTACAGGTTAGCGATAATGCGGATGGCTTCTTCGTCTGCTTCGGCTTCAGCAAGGGGGAGATTTTGTTGTTGCGGTTGTTGCAAAGCCCTGCGTTCGCACTCGATGAAGTATTTGCGAACTTGTCGCCCTTTTTCGTTGCGTTCGACCATTGCGAGTTCTTTGCCCATATCAAGGGTGATGTGATATTCCTTGCGTGGTCTGCCTAATGTGCGTTCTGTTACGATGATGTAGTCTTCGTTTTGGGTGAAGCCGTAGTCGGTTATGCGGTTTTTTATCCAATTTGAATAATCTTTGCCTACTTCTAAAAAGTGGTGAAGTTCACGAGCATTGCATAGTTGAATATGGGTATTTTGAATTGTACCGTTAAAAACAGTAACTAAATTTGAGTTTGTCATTTTGGTAACCTCTTGGATTAAGTTTTTATACTCATCACCGCTGAGGCTAATCATTGGTGATGAACTAGACAGGATTAGCCTTACCGCTCCAAGAGTTGCGGCGACCCTTTAGGGTCTCCCATCTAGCCCATCATAGAACTTTACGCCAAAATTGGCGAAAAGGTTATTTTGCTAGATTTCAGATATAAAAAAATCGCAATTAAGCGATTATTTACACCGCTCTTGGAACATTCAGGAGGCTAATCCCGACTTTCGTTTGAAAGTGGGGTTATCTTAGCCTGAATTTTTGGCGGTGTCAAATAAAAATATTTTAGTAAATATTAAAATATTTCTTGCTTAGTTTTAAAGTATGTACTAAAATAAATTTGTTTTTAGCAAGGGGCTAGAAATGAAGAAGCCGCCCTTGTTGAGAGCGGCAACAAAAAAGGAACTGGATTATGTTAGTTAAAGTCTTAATCCTAGTAATTTTAATCTTAGTAAGCCTGCCAGCTTACTAGATTAGAGTTCTAAAAGTCCTAGCGGTGGCTGCCACCATCGCTAGGCAGTTCCTAAATCTTAATCTATCTATTCCATCAATGCAAGGAGTTTATATGGGGCGTCCTAAATCAGGTTTAACGTTGCAAGAATTACAAGCCAAAAGCGATAAAAAGCGTGGCGTGCGTTTGCAATCTTATAAACTTCACGAGGAAACTATCGCTCTTTTAGCTCAGCTTAGCGAGCAGACGGGGCTTTCTAAAACGCAGATTGTTTCAGAGGGAATTAAGCTGTTTGCTGAAACAAATAAGGTCGCTTAATGCGACCTGTTTGGTGCGGTTATCCTAAATAATTTGGGGCGGTGTCAATGATAACACTATTAAGTTTAATCAGACTCATCAGGCGTGTAGTGTTTCCCCTCATTCCAATACTCTCTTAACCAATCACCACTTTTGGCTGGAGCGTATCCTGATAATTTGCCGTCATCCATTCTAAAAACCAATACTGTACCGGAATGGATCAATCTTATTGATTCTCTAATCTCAATAAGTGAAAAGTTATCACTAACAACAATCCATACATTGTGAACCCAATGCCAGAAGTTAGCTTTTTTAGCTTGAAAAAAACGTGTAATTTTGTCTTCAGACTCGGCATTAATATCATCATTAACAATAATAATATATTTTTTAGTCATTTGAATCCTCAACTTCAATTACCTTCGTGTTTTGATTTGTTAGTTGTTTTTGTACTTGCAATCCTTGTGATGTATCTCCAATATGTCCTTTTTCCATTGCCAATTTTGTTAATTTAAAACTTTCAGAACGGAGAAAATCCGGATCAGTCTTCATAAAATGATTATAAGAATATAATGCAAACACTAAGACTATAAAAATTAGGGCAAACCCAACGTAAATCACAAATTCCTTTTGTGTTACCCAGTATAAAATACTCATTCCTGAAAATAGAACGCCTAATATCCATAAAATAGGGGAAAGAGCTGTTGATTTTGCATTTATTCCTTCAACTCTGCCCAATCGATGAAATGGGTTTGGCATTTTTAGCCTCTAAAATAATGATAGGTTTTTGCAGTATAACATACTAAAATTTTTGAAAAAATTTAATTTTAATACCTGCCATCTAGCCTAAAAATAGAGTAATTCATACTTAAATCGGCTGGTCATTATCATATGATATTGGACGAAATTTCTTTAAAGTCTGCCTATAGTTTTTCTAGTCTTTCTTTGACTATTTTCTCAATATCTTTTGCATATTTTTCTAAAGTTTTAGTTTCTTCCTCAAAGAAATTATCAAACCATTTCGTTACTTGTGTAACGGTAAACCAATGCACAAGTAATGAAACGATTAAAGCGGTTAAAGCTGATATTAGAATAGTATTCATATTTTTGGATGCTAAAATAAAAGCCTAGATTGTTCTAGGCTCTGTAATAAAAATTATCTAAAAACTGTCTTTCCCAGATTTCAGCAGCTCGATCACATTCACGTGGATCGAAGCTGTCGTCAGGGTTATACTCTTGATCTTCTTGATTGATTGGTAATTCTTCTTCAAATGTGTCGTAGTCGTTCATTGTGTTTCTCCTTTCTCTTTTCTTTTTAAAATCAACTCGTTAAATTGGCTTTAAAAAAAGCCCTCGTGGGTGGAGGGCAAAGGTAATGTCGTTATATGGATAAGAAACGCACTCAAGGCTAGGTAGTGCAAACACATTGAGGATGGTTGCCTTAAATGCGTTTCCTAATGCCTGCTTAACCGCCTATCACTAAAAATTTTCTCAAAATCCAACATAATTATTGGTTAAACAGGCATTAGATAACGGTTCGTGGGCTTGTTCGCCTGTTTCCCCAACCGTTGTAGCAACGATTTCTCGTCGTGGTTTTCCACTCAAGCCGGTAAGCAGCGCTGCCCTTGACCTACCAAACGCCTCTCTTCGTTTCTGATTTCTCAACACGTAGTACAGTTTTCTGCTCGGGGGTTACCTCACTTAATGCAGTGAGTGACTTACAAGCCATTGCCACGCCAATTTGTTAAAGAACATTGAGATGTTGTTATCTCGTTTTGATGTGGATATATTACCTGCGGTTTTATTTATTGTAAATACCGCAAGTTATATTTTATTGTATTATTTGCGGTTGTTTTTGGTAAATAATTGATAAATAAAGAAATAAATTTTTAGGGGAGGTGGTTGATTGGTTGGATTTTGAGCAGAGAGGAGTGTGTCGCTGTTTGGAAAAGTGAGACAGCTAAACTTCTTGCCTATATGTGTGAATTATAGTTTACACTTATCGGAAATACGTTTTATAATATGCGTATGATTTAAGGAGCAAAAATGATTCAGAGTTTAGTATGGTTAAGAAATTACACGATTTTGATATGTCCGAACATTTACGCACAGAAGAAGAAATACAGCTTTATCTTAATGAGATTTTAAGTGAGGGTGATATTGATTTATTGCTTTCTGCGTTAGGTGATATAGCGAAAGCGAGAAATATGAGTCAAATTGCCCGAGAAGTAGGAATAACGAGAGAAGGGTTATATAAAGCGCTTTCTGGGCGAGGCAATCCCACATTTGCCACTGTGTTTAAAGTCATGCAGGCGTTAAACTTGAATTTAGAAGTAAAACACGCTTAACTTGAACTAAGTAATGTTTTTAGTTTGAGAAAATGATTAAGCACGGAAGGATAATGGTTAAGCAAGAGGCATAGACTTATCTATTGTTTTGAAATTATTGATAATTTTTTAGTTAAGCAAGTTTTGGGATGAAATAATAGAGGTAAAATAAAACCGCCAGATGGCGGCTTATTGATTAGTTAATATAGCAATAGGATTGTGGAGGAGTTCCTGATGGTAGTATATCTGCAATTTCCAGTGGCTCATCATATAACTTAAATGAGTCAATCTCAAGCGCATAGGCTAGATCTCTTGCTGAAAAATATTGGTCAAAGAAACTTTTAGTGATGCCAGAGAATTCCTTTGTTTTTTCCCAAAGAGATTCTGGTGTATAAGATAGGGTATCTTTCACTTTAAATTCGCCGACCACTTTTCCTACTGGCATTGTAGAATATACAACAACAGACGTTACTTCCCCTCGTTTTGGTAGAGACTTTCTAAATTCAAATTTTTTTTCACCCGAAATAATTTTTTCTACAAACTCAGGCTTGATTGATAATAAAACTTTCATCTGCTTGAGACAACCTTAAAATACAATTAAATTGATCATTAGATATATGTTGTAATACTATTCTAGTCTGATCTTCTATCACATTATTGTCAAGTAATTCTTTACGGTTAGTTCTTTTTGGCAAAGCCATATTATAAGTAAATCGAATAATGTAAGGGTATCTTTTTTCTCGATAAAATTTGGATAATTCTGACGAAGTAAAAACACTAAATTTGGCGCAATACTGCAAATATGCATCTTCGGATGGGAACTCAGAGATATGTTTTACCTCTTCAACGACGCATATAGAAGATACGACTGCTCGGTAGTACGCGGGGCCATTACCGTCCCCAGTTCGATATATTACAAGAACATCTCCCCTTCTCAACATATTGGCATTGTAAGCTGCAGAGATATAGATTTTATGAATACTGTTGGAATGAGATACATCTTGAACGATGTTGGGCGATTCGTTAAATAATCTAGATTCTGGGAATAGCCTTGTATGATATAAAGGGTGGATCGCCAACAAGAATTTATTTGTTGTAGAAGGAATATAAGGGTAATCAAGTAGGATGTCTCCAACCGCAAGATGCATATTTCTTGCATAAACATATTCTATGCCATTAGATGTTTGTTTTTGACCTGCTTGATAAAATCCATATTGCGTAAATAAGCTAATCAGGTAAGTATGTTTTTCAAAGACAGTTAAATAAACTAGTTCTACACGATTTGCAATGGCGATATCAAGAATCTTTTTGATAAAACGCTGACCTCTTAATGTACCTCTAGGGTTAAATTTAAATGTTCCTACTTTTAAAATATGTTTGTTATAAATTGGTGGGATAATATCTGTTACTTCATTCTCAAATTTGAGATATAAAAAACCATCTATACCATATTGTCCGTATAGAACATAAGCATAATCACTATTCTTTCGGTGAAACCAAATAGAAAACTCTTTGTAATCTGATTTTAGACTGTCAAAGAATGGGTCATCTAAATTAATTTCACAAAATTGAGAATAAACCAAGTTATCCATAAAGCCTCCTATATTGAGTTCTTTTCGCCTCTTATTTCAATAACTATATTAATTATGCTTTAGCTCTTAGGATAATAGATTAATTATATCCAATGATCGTAATTTGATTTAAAAAGATATGATGCTTTATTTTTTTATATCAAAACAATCCTAATATTAAAATCTAATTTTATCCTAATAAAATTTATTTCCTACTACAACACCTGATTCAACCACCACACCAAACCTACCCAATAAAATTCAACTTCTGGCTTTGGTGGACAATCACTTTGCCTTGGATAAAGAGCTGGCTTTCATCGTTGATTTCCCATTCTCGGTAGGTTGGGTTGTCGGATAACACTAGGAATTTTTCGCCGGCACGTTGTAGGCGTTTGACATATAATGCATTTTTATAGTTGAAAATATAAACGCCATCGCCTTCAAAGGTTTGGGTGTTGATGTCAACAAAGATCATATCGCCGGAGTTGAAAGTGGGTGCCATTGAGTCGCCTTTGATGTTGATCACGCGCAACCCTTCCGGATTGATGCCTCTAAAAAGGGTGTAATATTGTTCCGGCACGTAATATAGGCGGCTTACCACTTCGACTAAATCACCCACTGAGCCGTTGCCGGCACTGGCTTCAACATTTAGCACATCAATGATAATTTTTTCTCCTTCATTTTTTGTGGATGCCAATAATGCAATCTCTTCTTTATCAATGGTTTTCGCCATTTCTGCGATCTCAATGGCTAATCTCTCACTAAATGCGCTGACAGTCACTTTCAATAGTTTTGCGAATTTGGTTGCGATATAGGCGTTTAGTGCGTTGATGCCATTAAGATAATGATTTATCGCGCTTTGGCTCATACCGAAATATTCTGCCACTTCTGCTTGGCTTAAATTAAGCGCTTCTTTTTTTTCTTCAAAAATTTTTTTTAGCTCGGCACATTCACGTTTTTGTTCTGTGGTAAGTACTTTTTTCTTAGTTGACATAGACATAGATACCTCTTTTTTTAGTAATCCTATAACCGTTGGTTATAAAAGTAAAACAACCGCTAGTATTTACAAATAGATTATTTGCGGTAATATATGACTTATTTATCTCTAGCGAGGTTTTATGAAACGAATTTCATTATCTGAATATGCAGGTAAGCACGGTCAGGGGAAAACAGCTAAAGACTTAAATGTCACACAGGCGGCTATCAGTAAAGCAATACAGTCGCAACGCAATATCTATCTGTTCGTAGACAAGAAAGGTAATGCTGTTAGGGGAGAAGAAATTCGACCTTTTCCTCATCACCAAAATTAATCTACCCAAAGGTAACCGCAATGGCACGCAATGAATTAAGCAAATCTGCAATGAGAATTGCGGATTTAATCAGAAGAAAATCGGTGGAAAAAACCGATAAGGAGATCGCTGAACGTATTGGGGTTGACCCGAGTACGTTTTGTCGTTTTAAGGCTGACCATTTAGAGAAGTTTTGTGCTTTTTTGGATGAGTTGGGCTTGGTGGTGAAAGAAAAGTATGCGGATGATGCGGAGCGAAAAGCATTAATCACGCTGGCGAAAAAAGCGATTGATGAGATGGAGTAATAAAAAAGCCTCTGTTCGCAGCTATGTTATTAATCTTTTTTGAAAAATTTCTTTAATGCGACAGGTAATAACACAATCGCCCAAATGTGAAAGTAAAGTTTAAAGATTAAGTAGTTATGTGTTTCGCTAACTTTAAACCCAAGTGAAATAAGTTCGGATTGACTAAAAGAACCTAATGCAGCGAAAAGACCGACAGTAATAACTGCTGAAAAATAGGCTTGTTTATCAAATTCTTTTTTGAATTTTCTAACAATAAACTCGTGAAGAGTGATGAATATCAGTGGGGTAATAATGATGATTAAATGTTGTAGCGTTTCATTAAAAACACTGATTTTTGAAACGATCAGTAATGCTGTAAACAAGGTGATATATACATACAAATCACGAATAAGAGGGAACATGTGAAGCCTATAAAAGTAATTTTGAAAAAATTGATTGCATTTTATCACAGTGATGATTTTGTTTTGATACACCTTGTCATTTTTATGTTATTGGCTTGGTACTTTTTTGGCAAATAAAAAACCACCGCGGCAACGGTGGTTTAGATAATAAGGAAATGTATATGAATGCATTATTACCAATAAATACGAAAAAAGCAAGCATTACGATGAGTAGTCGTGAAATTGCGGAATTGGTTGAGGCGAGACACGATTCGGTAAAAAGAACCGTTGAACGCTTACAGGACAAGGGATTAATTCAACTTACACCATTGGTGGAAGTTAAAAATCATTTAGGACAAACCGTTTTAGAGTATCAACTTATTAAGCGAGATACTTATGTCGTTGTTGCCCAACTTTGCCCTGAATTTACTGCGCGCTTGGTTGATCGTTGGCAAGAATTAGAATCACAACAAGCAAACAACGCTTTTTCAATTCCTCAAACATTATCTCAAGCCCTACGTCTAGCCGCTGAACAAGCAGAGAAGATCGAGCAGCAAGAACAGTTAATTGCGTTACAAGCGCCGAAAGCCGCATTTGTCGATCATTATGTTGACGTTGGCACCAGTAAATCGCTGCGTGAAACCGCGAAAATTTTAAAGATGCCGGAGAAAGCGATGATCGAACGTTTGATCGAAGATCGGTTGTTGTTTCGTCAATCAGGCAAGTTGTTGCCGTTTGCCAGTGAGAAAGCGAAGCCGTTGTTTACGGTGAAAACCGGCACGGCTGAACACGGACATAACTATACGCAAACTCGAGTTACCGCTGAGGGTATGCGTTTTATTGCTGAACAATATGCAACGGAGTTGATGTTATGAGTATTGGAAAATTATTGATTGATGATCAACCTCATCAAGTCTTACCTGCTTTAGCAAAAACAATTGGTTTAAATGAAGCGATTTTCTTACAACAACTACATTATTTGTTGAATTACAGCAAAAACCATATTGAAGGAAAGTCTTGGATATTTAATACCTATGAACAATGGCAAGAGATTTTTTGTTATTGGTCAATATCAACGATTAGACGCACGATAGAGAGTGTTAAAACACGAGGATTATTGATTGCAACTGACAAGTTCAACAAGATGAAAATGGATAAAACAAAGTGGTACACCATTGATTATGACCGTCTTGCCAATTTGGATATATCGACTGTTAAAAATAACAATCCATCTGTTCAAAATGAGCAGTCTGACTGTTCAAAATGGACAGATGTGTCTGTTCAAAATGAGCAGAGCAATAACCAAAAGAATACACAAAAGAATACTACACAAGATATTAAAAAAACTACGCAAAAAAAATCGACTGCGCTCACGCTTTTGTCAGAGTTTGGGATTACAGGACAGCTTGCTGAAGATTTTATTACGCATCGCAAAGCGAAAAAAGCACCGATTACAAAAACTGCACTGGAGCGCCTACAAAAACAAGCCGATTTAGCCGGTTTACCGCTTGCGGAGGTGGCGGAAATTATGATTGAGCGTGGCTGGCGTGGCTTTAAAGCCGGTTGGGATTGGCAAGAAACGCCACAAAACCAGCCTAAAAAATCAAAATTTGATGACAATGACGACAGCTGGTGGCGTGGCAAAACGATTGAGATTAGGGGGTTTTAATGCGTCATTTTGCAAATACACAATTGGCGGATTTGGTCGGCAAGGAGCCGACTTATCAAGCAACGCCAGGCAAGCAAGAAATTCCGCCGCAGGTGGCAAAATTTGTCGATCGCTTATTTGCCCGATTAAAAGCGATATTCCCGGCGTGGCAGGCGGCATTTGATGGTGAGGAAGGCTATCAGGAAGCAAAACGGCTTTGGCTTGAGGCGTTGGTCAACAACGGCGTGACGACCGCTGCACAATTCAAGTGCGGTATTGCGCAGGCGGAACGGTCGGGAAGTCCGTTTTTTCCTAGCGCAGGGCAATTTATTGCGTGGTGTAAAACGGACGATTATGCCGCATTGGGGTTGCCGACCGTGGAGGAGTTGCAATATCGCTTAAATAAATTCCGTGCGTTTGGCGGGTTTGCGGAGATTGAGCGTTTTGAGTTTATTTCTGATGCGGAATATTGGTTGATTACTGATCTGGCGAATAAATCCATCCGTAGTGGTTACAGCGAAGCGGAAGAGTTAAAGGCGATGAAAACGGCGTTAGACAAGATGGCAAAGCGGTTGACAAGCGGCGAACCTTTGCCAAAACGCGTGATCACGTTGCCGGAAGAAAGCACGGTTAAACCGCATAATCCGCAAGCGGTAGCACGTTTTTTTAACCGTCCGGAATTGAAGTTTTAGGAGAAATGATGGAATTTGATAAAGACTGTTACAGAACGCCAAAATACGTGTTTAATTGGCTAAATAGCCGTTTTAAGTTTGATATTGACGGTTGCGCGACCGAAGAAAACAACTTGAGCTATCACTATATCGGCAAAGATGGCATTGTGGAGGATTTTTTAACGTTCGATCCGTTAGATTTAATAGCGGAATTAGAATTTTCCAATTTTACGATTTTTGTTAATCCGCCTTATAGCAACCCGCTGCCGTTTGTGAAACGTGCGGCAGAGCTTAAAAAATGGGGCTTTTTAGTCGTGATGTTATTGCCGGCGGATAAATCAACAAAGTGGTATCAGGTGATTCAGGAGAGCGCGACTGAGGTGATTGATATTGTCGGTGGGCGCATTAGTTTTCTTCATCCGTTGACTGGCGAAGAAGTGAAGGGGAATAACAAAGGCTCAATGATTGCCGTGTTTGACCCGACAATGCAGGATTTTGTGATAAGACAGGCAAATTTGGATTTTGTGAAGATGTGTGGTGGGTATGGAAGCTAAACAACGCTTTTTCTTGCGTAACGCACGCATACAGCAAAATGCGATTGGGGTAATACATTCCCTTGCCTTGGATGATAAAAACCCTGTGGTGGTGGAAATAAAGCCCTTAACGAGGACGTTGGCGCAGAATGCGAAATTACACGCGGTGTTAAGTGATATTGCGAGGCAATGTAAGTTTCAGGGCAAAAAGCGAGATATTGAAACCTGGAAAATGATTATGGTGTCCGCGCATAAAATTGCGACAGGGGGACAAGCAGAAATGGCAATCGGGCTGGAGGGCGAGGTGATTAACTTGCGTGAAAGCACGGCGCAAATGGGTGTGAAGCGGTTAGCGAGTCTAATTGATTATGTTGAAGCTTGGGCAGCGGAGCAAGGCGTGAGATTTAGCAACAAGCAAGGGTTTTACGGCTATTAAAAACCGCACCGAAGTGCGGTTGGATTAGGGTTAAAAATTGTTGCGGAGTTGTGGTCGTTTTTGTTTATCCGCAAATTGTCTTAGCCTTGGTAGGCTGCGAGTCCAGTTGTTATCTTTGCGTGGCTCAAGAGGGATGTCTTGAGTGAGTTTGTTTAAGAGCTGGTTGGCGTCTGCCACGATATGACGAAATTCCGCCACAAGTGAGTGTGCTGTAGGCGCAAGTGAGGAGCCGAGTTGTTGCAAGGCGGGGTTAAGGTGTTCGATGAGTTGTTGTTGTTCAGACACGGCAATCCATAACCAGACAAGGGTTTGTAGTTCATATTCGGTGAGTTCGGTGGAGAATGTTTTTTCCGGCTCAGGCAAGGCGATTTGTTGAGGGTGGGTGCCAATGCCGTTAAGTGCCATAAAGGCACGGATTACTTTGAGATGAAATTCTGCACTAATCCACGCAGCATAGGCAATAACAATTTCGAAGCAAACCCAAGTGCCACGCATTCCACGACCGCCAGTTGTTTTAAAGATCAGATCTGTGCTTTGAAAATCTTTTTGAAGTTCATTAATGAGATCTTGAGTTGTATCTAGGCGAACAAAAAGACTTGGTCTATGTTTATTAGCGCCACCGCTAGCAATATGTAGATCGTTTAGGGAATAGAGGTTATCTAAAGTGCGGATTTGAGTGTTAAGAATGGTTAAGTTTTTCATTGTTGTAATTCCTTTTGAAGAGAATGGGCGGATAGGGTGTTCAAAACCGCTACAACGACGGCGTGGGTATTGGTTATTTCCTCACCACCCTATCCATAGATTGAGTTTTATTGTTTGTATTGAATTTGGCTAAGAAAAAGGAGAAACACCAAATTTCAGATACAAAAAAATCACGTTAACGCAGTGAATAACGGTTGTAGATATTTTAAAAGGCGTTTTGAAGCACCTTTGAGTTAAATCCTAACTTGTTTTTGTCTATTTAGCAAGGAGTAAAAATGAATATTACGCTAGGCGATGAAATTAAATTTAATGATGAAGTTGTGCCCGATCATTTGCTAAAAGCATTATTTGTGGTGTTGCAGAAGCGGTATCAGGAATTAGAAAGCCCTATCGCCGCCAATATAATTATGGCAAATCATTTACAAGTTTCTGAAAAGTGATGCCGTTAAATGTCACTTTAGGATAAAGCAGCTCGACAATTTTGTGAGTAAGCATTTCGTCAGATGTATTCATAAAAGCGTGGACAAGTTCTTCTAAATAGCAAGCGACTTGTTCTTCATAGTTATATTGAATGGCACTGACAACATCAAGGTAAATTGTGTGATGGTTGAGCGTGAGATGGAGTGTTGGCGGGATTAATTTATGAGTAAATTCTGCTGCAGATATTTCGATTGTGACTTCACGTCCTGCAAAGACAACCGTTACCACTTTGGTTGGTGATGCTACCGAAAAAAGTAAGCGTACTGCTTCGGCAAAGGCTTGAATAGATTGTTGGACAGGTGAAGCATTGGAGGTGAGAGAGCTTTCAATGAGGAAGAATGAGCGTAAATTCGGTGGTAAAAATTGATAAATTTGTTCAGATGTCATCGTTTTCGTCTCTTATTCGTTTATGAAAAATACCTACGCTTGACCGAGGAGAATGTCAAGCGTGGGGGGATTATTCTCGTAGCTCTTTTTGTGAAGCAATGGCTAAAAAATGGCTACGATCTTTATAAATTGGGTTGCTTGCTACGCGGCTATCAATACGTTTGATGAGATATTCGGGCAAGCTGATATTAATACGATGGCGTTTGCCTTGATAAGCGGAAATATCCACATCAAGTAGTAGCCAAGTATCGCAGTAGTTAAAGTCTTCTAAGGTTTTGTAATACTTATAGCCTTTATCTTGAAGCTCGCTGATGTTGGTGCCGTCTTCAAACATCATTTCTAAGATGGAATGAATGGCGTCCGTTGCTTGAACGGGAATTTCTTCAAGGGTATCTGCTGCACTAATGCAAGCGTATTTATCTGTAAATAATACTGGCACGGCAATGCCGTAAGCTTCATTTTCGTTATCAGGGGTTTCAATGCCGATAGTAAATAACATAGTTGCTCCTTGTGGGTTAGCTCGGCAGAGCTATAAAAGCCCTGCCGATTTTTTGATGGATCTTAATGTGCCGATTGGAACGTGTTGCTTGGGGTGCGGTACGGGAAATGTTTTCCCTGTAATTGGCGACTGCCAAATTTGGTGATCACCTTTACCGTGCCGAACAAACGTGCAACCTGCATTTTTAAGTTCCTTGATTAAGTCGCGTGAGTGCATGCTTCCTCCTTGTCGTCTTAATCGAGATTGATTATACACAAGCATACACACAAATCAAGAGGTTTTAGATAGTAATGCAAAAAAGGTTAAGTGGAAAGTGCAAAATCTGCAAACAACCTTATATCAAACAGAAGGCTACGCAGCAGGTGTGTAGCGTGGAATGTGCGGTGAAATGGTCGGCAGAGCAATCACGCAAGAAACGTGAAAAACTAGATAAACAAGCAAGGGCAGAAAGTAAAAAGCGATTATCTGCATTAAAAGAGGAAAATAAAACTAAAGGGCAATTAATTAAAGAAGCTCAAGAAGCAGTTAATAGATATGTTCGTGTTCGTGATGAAAATAAAGAATGTATTTCGTGCGGAACGCCATTAATCAGTGAAAAGCTCGGTGGTGGATTTGATGCCGGTCATTATCGCAGTCGTGGTGCTGCTCCGCACTTGCGATTTTATACGTTAAATATTCACGGGCAGTGCAAGCGCTGTAACCGCCATTTAGGCGGTAATTATCACGAATATCGTGTTGGACTGATTGAACGATTGGGTATTAAGAAAGTAGAGGAAATAGAAGCAGACAATCGAGAAAGACACTACAGTAATGATGATTTAAGACGCATTAAAAGAATCTTTAATAAGAAAACTAGGTTAATTCAAAGAAAGCGAGGTTAGAAATGGAATTGGTTTTTAATAATATCCGTAGAGTGTTTATTCAGTGGGGGTATTGGGCAATGCCTCGTTTGGGTACTGAATACCCTAGTTTATCCATTAGTATTCCGCTTCCGCCTGATGAGAGTGGGCGAAGAGTGTTGCCGATTAGTGAGGATTTGGCGTTAAAAATTGAGGAGTGCCTTTTAGTGATGCGTAAGGTTACGCCGGATTTGTATGAGTTATTTATGGCGACTTATGCTTATCGTTTGCCGCTTTATACGGAATATGACAGCGATCGTGTTCCTGTGAGATACGGGATATTAGAGTTATTTAATATAAGCAAAGCACAATATTTTAATCAGATGAAAATAGCGGAAACGTCATTAAAATTAATGCTTACAAAAGATGAGTGTATCTTTCTTGCGTGATTGCTTTTTTTCTTTTATTGTGATATGATTATATCACAATATGAAGAGGTAAAATATGATTAAGAGTTTTAAGCATAAAGGATTGAAGCAATTCTTTGAAAAGGGAATAACTAAAGGATTGCGAGCAGATCATATACGTAAAATTAATGGTATTTTATCTCTTATAGATCGTTCTGTTATTGTTGATGATTTCATTCAGTTTTATCAATGCCACGAATTAAAAGGGGATAGAAAAGGAATATATTCAATGACAGTATCAGGCAATTATCGCATTACTTTTGAATTTATTAATGGTGATGCGTATATTTTAAATTATGAAGATTATCATTAGTGAGGTGAATAATTATGCGTAAACCAGCACATCCAGGTGAAGTCTTATTAGATGGGTTTATTGAGCCAAATAACATAAAAATTAATGACCTTGCTACTCATCTTGGATTTTCAAGAGAAACACTTTCTAGAGTTTTACATGGTAAAACTGCAATGACAGCGAATTTAGCTATTGCACTCGAGGAGGCAGGCATTAGTACAGCTAGATTATGGCTTGCATTACAAACCGATTATGATTTATGGGAGTTAAAACAAAAAAGAGTAAATCATATAGAACCATTTAATTATGCAATAGTTTAAAAAAACTGTTGATTTGTCTAGACAAAAGTTGTATAAAATAAATTATGGTGAGATTTTTACATCTTAAATAAAGCTCGATAGAAATGTCGGGCTTTTTTGTTTTTAAAAAAGTCGTAAGTTAAAATGTTTTTGTCAGCCCTGATCGGAAACGGTCGGGGTTTTTTATTGCCTCAAATAAGGAGGCTGGGGAATGAAAATGCCTGAAAAAGATCCGAATGTGTGGCTCATTATTTGGGCGTACATTCAGCAAAATTACAATGCCATCACAGGATTTGTGATGGCTTTTTTTATGTCGTTGTTACGCGCGGCATTTTTACGGCAAAAGACCAGTTATCGGCAGCGGATGTTGGATGGTGCGATTTGTGGTGCATTGACGTTGTCTTGTATGTCATTGCTTGATCATCTTGGTTTTCCGGAGAGTTTAGCCTCTTTTGTCGGGGGAATGTTTGGTTTTATTGGTGCGGAGAAAATCCGTGAGTATTTGATGCAAGCAATTAAAAAGCGAGTGAATAAAGATGAGCAGATTTAAATTTTCTACTACTAGTGAAATGCGTTTGGTTGGTGTGCATCCTGATTTGGTTAAGGTGGTGCGGACTGCTATTGCGGAATCAACGTTTGATTTTATGGTGGTGGAAGGTAAGCGCAGTAAAGCACGACAAGCTGCGTTGGTGAAAAGCGGTGCAAGTAAGACGATGAATAGTCGTCATTTAACTGGCCACGCCGTTGATTTAGCACCGGTTACAGTCGAGAACGGTAAAACGGTTATTGACTGGAATAATAAAGCAAAATTTAAAGTGCTGGCGGAATTGGTGAAAGCAATTGGTAAACGTTTGCATATTGAGGTTGAGTGGGGCGGTGATTGGCGTTCATTTTATGATGGCCCTCACTTTCAGTTAAGTCGTCAGGCATATCCGGACGGGTGAGAGATGTTCACAACAAATAAAGGGTTATTTGTGATAGCGAGTATGGCGTTGTTATTTGTCAGTGTCGTCTATCAATACTATTTTATTAAATCTTTAAAAGCCGAGATGGCTAAGCAATCAAACACGATCGCAATGCAAAGCAGCACGATTGAGCGGTTAAAAACGGATGCACTAATCAATCAACAATTAGCATTGGAATTGAGTAAGCAAGAGTCAGAGGCAAGGAGTCAATCAGATGAGATTATTAAAAATATATCGACAGTCGAAAAAAACAGTGATTGTTATCGGCACAACGCTCCTCAGTCTGTTATTGAGTTCTTGCAGCAGTGAGCCTGTTCAATGTGCTTGTTCGCCTGTTCCGCCTGCGTATTTAACTTATCTTGATAAAACGCATTTCAAAGGGCAAAGCTATGGTGATGTCGCGCAGTATGCGGTGATACTCAAGCGTGAACGTGATGTTTGTTTAAATCGAATAGATAGGATTAGAGAGTGGCAAACTGAACACGCTCAACATTAAAAGGTACTCCTGACGGGGTGGGGCTTTCCACGGGGTTGCGGGCTCGCGGTTTTCGGCAGTTTTTTGCATTTCTAGGCATCATCATCTTCTGCGGTTTTTGCATATTTATTAAGCACTTTTGTTTTTGCATTTTGCATTTTGGTTTTGGATTTTTGTGATTATGGAAAATTTATTTGATCTTAAATTGAATATTAATCAGATCGCCGAAATCACGGGAATGCACCGCCAGACGGTATCTCAACGCGTTGCGGCTTTAACCCCAAGTGCAGGAAGCAATAGCAAATTAAAGCTCTATCCCCTTGCGGATTTGATACGGTTGGGATTGCAAGAAAAGATGACGGCAGATGTCGATGCAATGTCGCCGAATGACCGGCGTGCATTTTGGCAAGCAGAGAACGAACGGCTGAAATATGAGCGAGAAACTGGCGAGCTGATCCCTGCTTATGAAGTGGCTCAAGAAATGAGTATCTTGGCGAAAGCGGTGGTACAACAGCTTGAAACCTTGCCAGATATTTTAGAACGTGATGCCGGATTGCAACCTAATGCGCTTATGCGAGTGCAACAAGTGATTGATGACATTCGAGATCAAATGGCATTGCATATTCAAGAGACTGAACATAAGGAAGAGTAATGTTTGCATCAGCAAAAGACATTCGCCGAGATATTGCCAACGCAATAAAAGCTCCGAGACGAATGAAAGTTTCCGAAGCAGTGACAGAATATATGCGCGTACCAATTGGTGGTGGAAACTCCGTAAAATGGGATAAACATACCGCTGCTTATATCCTAGAACCAATGGACTGCCTAAGCTCTCGTGAATATGATGCGGTGATTTTTGTAGGCCCTGCGCGAACAGGCAAAACCATTGGCTTGATTGATGGTTGGATAAGTTATTCAATTATTTGTGATCCGTCTGATTTTTTACTCGTACAACTTACTCAAGAAAAGGCAAGCGAACACAGTCGAAAAAGATTAGATCGTACATTCCGTTGTTCACCTGAAATTGCGAAACGGCTTAGTCCGCGCAAAAACGACAACAACGTGCACGATAAATATTTTCGTGCAGGAAATTTGCTCAAAATTGGCTGGCCATCAATCAATGTATTATCTTCATCGGATTACAAATATGTGGCATTAACGGATTATGACCGCTGGCCAGAAGATATTGACGGCGAGGGAGACGGCTTCTCCCTTGCCAGTAAGCGAACCACCACCTTTATGTCCGCCGGAATGACCTTAGTGGAAAGCTCACCAGGTAAAGACATTGTTGATATAAAACATCAACCTAAATCAACGCACGAAGCCCCACCGACAACCGGCATTTTAAGTCTATACAATCGAGGCGACCGTCGCCGGTTTTATTGGCAATGTCCTGAATGTGCAGAATATTTTGAGCCATCAATGGCGAATATGGTGGGATTTCGTGATGAGCCGGATTTTGTCAAAGCCAGTGAAAATGCACGTTTACAATGTCCACATTGCCAGCATTTGATCTCACCGGAAATGAAGCGAGATCTTAACATTCGTGGCGTATGGTTAAAAGAAGGGCAACACATTGATAAAGAGGGTAACATTTACGGTGAAGGGCGTAAATCACGTATTGCTTCTTTTTGGCTTGAAGGTCCAGCTGCTGCGTACCAAACGTGGGCGCAACTCACCTATAAGCTCCTTAATGCTGAACAGGAATATGAATTAACCGGCAGTGAAGAAACCTTAAAAGCAGTGATCAACACTGACTGGGGTTTACCTTACTTACCACGCTCTGCGCTGGAACAACGGCGTGCTGACGAACTAATGGAGCGCCGTGAAGAGGCAGACAAGGATAATAAGACAATCCCAGCACAATGCCGTTTTCTTATTGCTGCAGTGGACGTACAAGGCGGACGCAACCGCCGTTTTGTGGTGCAAATTGTCGGTTATGGTGAAAATGGTGAGCGTTGGTTAATTGACCGTTATAACATTTCGCACACTTTACCCGATACAGACGGTGTGATTGAACCGATTGATCCAAGGTTGCCCGATGATTGGTACATTCTTATTACTGATGTATTAAAAAAACAGTACCCTCTTGCTAACAATCCAGAACATTTTATGCCCATTCTAGCAATGGCGGTGGATAGTGGTGGGGAAGAGGGCGTAACGGATAATGCCTACAAATTTTGGCGACAATGTCGGCGTGAAGGGCTAAGTAAAAAAGTGTATCTCGTCAAAGGTGACAGCACCAAACGGCAAAAACTCATTACCAAAACCTATCCCGATAATACATCACGTTCAGATCGCCACTCATCCGCGCGTGGTGATGTGCCGTTGTATTTATTGCAAACCGATTATCTCAAAGATCGCATCAATAACGCCCTTGCTCGCCAAACGGAAGGGGCAAATTACATTCACTTTCCGCGCTGGTTAGGTGAATGGTTTTTTGATGAATTAGTTTACGAAGAACGTGGGCCAGACGGAAAATGGCGTAAACCGGGTAAAGGCAACAATGAAGCCTTTGACTTATTTTGTTACGCCCACGCTATTGCGATTTTACGCGGCTATGAACGAATTAAATGGGGTGATGAAAAGCAAGTGCCGGATTGGGCAAAATTACCCGAGATTAACCCTAATATTTTAAGAAATTCCACCGCACATCACACCGAAGAAAGTGCGGTAGAAAAAACGCAAGAATTACCCATCAAAGTCAATGCAACGAAAGAAAATGCAAGTTGGCTGACAGGAAAATCTTATCGAAGAAGAGGGTGGTTGTAACAAAAAGGAAATAATAGAAAATTTGGAACATTTGACAAGATGGGGCAGCTCAACTTAAGATCTCTAAATAACTATTTTCTATTTAGAGGATGACAATGTCTCAGAATACAAAACCAATCAAAATGGAGCTAAAAGGGGAGGCTGGAAAGCGAGTGGCGTTATCAGCTGTTAAGCGTGTGATAAAAGCACATCATAAAGAAATTAAAGCCTTGGCTTACAAATGATTTAGGCAAAAATTGATTGAAGTCACAACACAACCCGATCAGGAATGGTCGGGTTTTTTATTGGGGAAAATATGAGCCTGTATACCATTGATGAACTAAAACAAAAAATCCGCTTGCTGGATGAGAAAATCGAAAGCGCACAAAGCCAAGTGAGTTTTAACGGGCGTGCCGTTTCTTGGCAAATTAATGAACTGAGTAAACAGCGTGATCGGTATCAAGCAATGTTAGATGAAATGCTGGCGCAAAGTGGGCAGAAAGTAAAAAAACATCGCATAAAATACGCAAGATTTCGCTAAAAAATAAACCCCGAAAGGTGCGAACTTTCGGGGTTTTCTTTACCCCTTATCTAAGTTTAGCAACGAAGGAGTAACTTATTGATGGGAAGTATAGAAAATCTATTTGAGATAATCAAGGGGATACTCATGATGACAGAAAAACTGACTGCGTGGCGATTTGTCGCCGTTCTTGTGACCATTGTGCTGTGCTTTTTGGTGTGGAGAATGCCGGATATTATTCTTGCATTAGGAAACTAATAAAGAGGGAGATGTGATGAATATCCTCGAAAAAACCATTGCTGCACTTTCGCCGCAATGGGCGGCAAAACGCTCTAAAAGCCGTTATGTGCTTAATACCTATGAAGCCGCATTGCCCAGCCGAACCCATAAGGCTAATCGAGATGGGCAAGGTGCAAACGTTAATGTGCGACAAAGTGCGGTCAGTCTGCGTGAACAAGCCCGTGCATTAGACCAAAATCACGATATTGTGATCGGCATTTTGGATAAACTCGAAGAACGGGTGATCGGTTCAAAAGGCATTCATATCGAACCACAGCCGCTAATGAAAAATGGTGATGTCCACGAAGAACTAGCGGAACAAATCCGTAAATTGTGGGCGGAATGGTCTATTAAGCCTGAAGTGACTGGGCTTTATACACGCCCTGCATTGGAAAGAATGTTATTACGCACGTGGCTGCGTGATGGCGAGGTGTTCGTTCAGCTGGTGAAGGGAAAAGTACTGGGCTTGGTTCACGCCTCTAATATTCCTTTTTCCTTGGAGGCATTGGAACCTGACTTTGTGCCAATGAATACTGATGTGGCAAAAGAAAATTTGCTACAGGGGGTGTATCTCAATGCGTGGCGTAAGCCCACTGGTTATCAAGTTTACTTAGATAATCCGCAAGAGTCAGGGAAATTTTACGACAAAGTTAAAACCGTCTCGGCAGAAAATATGTTGCACTTGGCTTTTCGTAAGCGATTACATCAAATCCGTGGTGTGAGTATGTTGCACGGGGTGATTGTCCGCCTTGCTGATCTGAAAGAGTACGAAGAAAGCGAACGTGTTGCAGCACGTATTGCTGCCGCAATGACGCTGTATATTAAAAAAGGCGATGCACAACTTTATGATACAGATGAAACAAGCGAGAGTGGAGAACGGTTATTTGACATTGCACCCGGTGCGGTCATAGATGATCTAAAGCCAGGTGAAGATATTGGCTTAATTAATTCAAATCGCCCGAACACCAATTTAGAGAGTTTCCGCAACGGGCAATTACGTGCGACTGCAGCCGGCACACGTTCCAGTTATTCCAGTATTGCCCGAGATTATAACGGCACCTATTCTGCGCAACGGCAAGAATTAGTAGAAAGTTTTGAAGGCTATGCGGTGTTGCAAGATACCTTTGTAGCAGCAATCTCTCGTCCGATTTACCGGGAATGGCTCAAAATGGCAATTGCCGCACAAGCCATTCAAGTTCCCTCTGATGTCGATCCCGATTCACTCTTTAATGCGGTTTATTCTGGCCCAGTAATGCCGTGGATTGACCCAATTAAAGAGGCGAATGCGTGGAAAGAGCGGATTAAAGGTGGTTTAGCTACCGAAGGGCAGGCTATTCGAGCCAGTGGTAATAACCCAGCAGAAGTGAAACGGCAACGGATTGTTGAAGTGCAAGAAAATAAACAAGCAGGGCTTAAATTTGATACCGATTTGACGAATTGTAAGGAGGGACAAAAGCACGATAAAAAAATGAGCAATACAGATAATGAAGAAAGTTAAATATTAATATTAAAGGAGCATTTTATGAACACTAATGAAGATATGTTAGATCCGATTATTGTAATACCTGAACCTGATCCAATTATTCCGGTTAATCCTGTTGCGTTTCCGACGATAGATCCAATAACGGAAATTCAAAGACAAAATTATTATTATTTTTCTCGTCGGATTGCCTACGATAGCAGAAAAATTATTAGCTACTCAGGGTTAAAAAATACTGCCTATGATGTAGATAAAAAATTGAAAGAGATTGAATCTAACACTATCAGCTTTACAAGTGCTTATGTTGTTTTAGATGATCTAGATAAATTAGCTAAATTTTATGCTGAGTGGATGACAAAAGAAGAGCTTGAAAAAGTTAAGTCACTTAGAGTTTTGATATTTAATTATCAGAATAGATTAAATGATTTAAGAAATACTTATTTAGAAAAAGAGCAAATTGCACAAAAAGCAGAAAATGATAATAAACCTCGTTTTGGATTAACAAAGGTACATCCTAAAGATTGGGATTTAATTCTTTCTATAACAGGGAGTGCTAGGTTATGGCTACATTATGTTTCAAAATACAAAATAGAGGAGATAAACAGTAAGCAGGAATTTATTGACGAACTTATTCTATTAAATGACTGCTTATCAGAATTATCTCGGTATTCTCGAAAATTACATTCTAAATTAGAGATTGAATTAGAGAGACATCTGCAAAAAACCAATAATATTCTTTTACTAGACAGAAATGAACCGGTCACTTCCTTTGATATGATGAAGCATTATTGGTCAGGAAAAGGAAATGCGGTAACTTTGCAACAGTTAGGGCTATTTGAAAAAGTTAAGTCTTTGGTAAAAACACCAAATCAACTTGGGAAACAAAATGGTCACAGTGTTCAAGGGGATTTTATTCAACAGATCATCAAAAATAACAGGAAATCTTTTCGTAATACCTATTCTTTTCGTCAGAATGTAGGAGCGTTAGCTATTAATAATCCTTTATGGGCAATTGGCGGAGCAATTATTGAAGGTCAATTCTCAGGGAATGCAGTAAGTGAAAATGGTAAATTTTATCTAAAGGGTGAGATTAGTTATAAATTCTATGATAAATTTACTGATCCTTATGATACTTTCAACTTAATTCCAGGGGAATGGAATCCAGATGGTGATAGCTATGATATTAATGGCAAATGGACTGAACCTGTTTCAGTTGAAATTAGCCAAACGGATTACCTGAACCTCAAACAGTAGGATATTTTATGTTTGCCTTTGTATGGATATTTCTCTCATTCTGTTTTTATTTTTATCTATTTACCCATTATCTTTTTCTTCCTTTCTCGGGACAAAGTATTTTGCTTTCAATTATTTCCTGGAGTGTTTTAGTCGGTGGAGTTGCATTTGTTAAACACCGATTTCAGCGAAGTCAAAAAAGCAAATGGCTGCTCCGATTTTTGTTGTCGTATTTAATGATGATAATCATCCATATGATTTTATCATTGTTAATTTTATGTTATGCAAAGGAAATATTATTTAATTATGACTGGGGCAATATTGCAGTTGGAATGTTAGGGATACCGATAGGGGTTTATTTATATCAATTTTGGACAAAATAGGTCATTTTAATGAAAAGCTGGTACTCCATTAAAGCCTCCGCCAATCAAAGTGCGGAGGTTTTTATTTATGATGAAATTGGAATGTGGGGCGTTTCGGCGCAGCAATTTGCCAATGAGCTAAAAGAGATTGGCAATGTGCGTCAAATTAATCTCCATATTCATTCACCTGGCGGTGATGTGTTTGACGGCATTGCCATTTATAACTTACTAAAAAATCACCCTGCAAATAAGACCGTCTATATTGACGGTCTTGCTGCATCTATGGCTTCAGTTATCGCAATGGCAGGCGATGAAGTCATTATGCCTGAAAACGCAATGCTAATGATCCATAAGCCTTGGGGCATTCAAGGCGGTGATGCGGAAGAACTGCGTAAATATGCGGATTTATTGGATAAAGTGGAAAGTACGTTATTGATGGCGTACACCGCAAAAACAGGCAAATCCGAAGATGAATTAGCGGCAATGCTCGCTGTGGAAACTTGGCTTACCGGCAAAGAATGCGTTGAGCTGGGTTTCGCTGACAAACTGGCCGAACCCCTTGTGGCGATGGCTTCCATTCAATCGAAAAAAATAGAGGATTTTACTAATATGCCTAATGAAATCAAAAATATGTTGTTGAAGCCACAAGGCAACGCAAAAAATCAGAACGTGGCACCAGAACAAAACCCAGAACAACCCCAAGCGCACGAAAAGCCAGCGGTGCAAACGGTAGATAATACCGTACAAGTGCAAGCGCAAATGGCGCAACGAAATCTGGCAATCAAGGCGGTATTTGCCCCATTCAACGGTCAATTTAATGATTTGCTGGTGGAGTGCTTAGGTGATGTCACCATCAGCGCAGAGCAAGCAAAAGATAAATTATTGGCGAAACTCGGTGAAAACACCACACCAAGCGTACCACAAAATCATATTCACGTTGACAACGGCAATATTGTCGGTGATAGCGTGAAAGCCTCTTTGCTTGCGCGTGCAGGTTTTGAAAAAGCAGAAAAAGATAACGCCTATAATTCGATGACCTTGCGTGAATTGGCACGAGCCTCTTTAGTGGATCGCGGTATTGGCATTGCCGGAATGAATGCAATGCAAATGGTAGGAATGGCATTTACCCATTCGACCTCTGATTTTGGTCAAATTTTGATTGATGTGGCACACAAATCCGTATTAAAAGGTTGGGCGGAAAGTACGGAAAACTTTGAACAATGGACGCACAAAGGTACGCTTACCGATTTTCGCCCTGCTTATCGTGTCGGCTTAGGTAGCTTTGAAAGTTTGCCTCAAGTTCGTGAAGGGGCAGAATATACTTATGTGACCCTTGGTGATACTGGTATGCACGTTTCGCTTGCCACTTATGGTGCATTATTCAGCCTCACACGCCAACTTATCATTAATGATGATATGCATATGCTAACCCAAGTGCCTTATAAACTCGGGCAAGCAGCGCGTGCAACCATTGCTGATTTAGTGTTTGCTCAGCTCTTTGGCGACCCTGTAATGAGTTATGATGGCAAAAAACTTTATGATGCTGCACATAAAAACACCGTAACCGGTGCTGCAATGGATTTGGCTCACATTGATAAAGCCATTCAATTAATGAATGCGCAAAAATCCTTTGATGGTAAACAACTTGCCATTGAGCCAGATGTATTGCTTGCACCAACCTCGCTTTATACCCGAGCAAAACAAATCCTTGGTTCAAGTTCGGTGGAAGGAGCAGATATTAATGCTGGCATTATCAATCCATTAAAAGATGTGGTACCGGTTACCAAATCGCAACGCTTACAAGCAGAGAATGCAAAAATTTGGTACTTACTCAATAAAGAGGCGATTGAAGTCTCTTATCTCAATGGTGTTGAACAGCCGTTTATTGACCAACAAACCGGCTTTACAGTGGACGGTGTAACCACCAAAGTCCGTATTGATGCTGGCGTAAATGTGTTGGATCACCGTGGTATTGTGCGTGTAACCAATAGCTAATAGTCTAGAAACGAGAAAACCCCGATTGCTTGCCACAGTCGGGGTTTTCTTATTTAAGCCTTAAATAGGAAGGGTTAAATAATTGAATGAATTTTAACATCAAACTGCCATCTTTTAAAGAGGTAAACATAATGCTGACATTATTAGATGAGAGAAAATCAGTGCGTTTTTTCTTATGGGCGTGCTTACTTATGGCATTTATTTTGGGCGTGATGTGGTTATTACCTGATGTTATTCACGCAATTAAACAAGTATAACAGGAGCTTATTATGGCGAAAAATTTTATTCAAAACGGCGACACCATTGATTTTGTCGCCACAAAAAATGTGAAAAGCGGTGATGTTGTGGTCTTACAAGATCTGATTGCGGTTGCCGTTACCGATGTGACAAACAAAGCAACTGGCACAGGAATTGTCGGCGGTGTATGGCGTGTAAAAGCCAAACAAGCTGATGACATTAAACAAGGCGATGTGTTGTATTGGTCTGATGCAGATGGTGCAACCAAAACCGCAGCCAGCAACAAACGCCTTGGTATTGCGTGGACTGACTCAGGCACATCATCTGAACAAGTTGATGTGAAAATCAATGCTTAACCCGTTTGAACAGGCGTTAGCGCAAGCAGACAAGGCGATAACAGATATTATGATGTCGCCTTGGCTGATTGACGGTGTCATTTATCCTGCCACTTACGATGAAGTGCCGCAACGCTTTGAAGGAATGTTGCAACATAACGAAGAATATCGGGTGAACGGCACTAAACGCACATTGACTCTGTTTAAAGAAAGCGGTTATCGTCCACGTGTCGGTGACCGTGCGGAACAAGGTGATAAGCAGTTTTTGGTTAAAGCCTTTGAGTTGGTGGATCAACTGATTATTTTGCAACTGGAGTAAATAATGACGTTAGACCAAGATCTTGCTTTAATCCGACGAAATGCGAATAAGGTGGTGAAGCAGCTTAATCGTCAAGCAGCAAAAACCATCAATCATTTGGCAACAAAGGCGCGCAATCAAGCCACCAAAAATGTTGCCAAAGATATCGGAGTGCCAGTGAAAACCTTAAAAGGCAGAACAAGGCAAGGCAAACATCAACGTGCAACCGCCACAAAACTGCGTGCGCAGTTGTGCGTTAATGTATCGCCACTACCGCTAATTCGCCTGTTAGAGCGCAAAGCGAATCGGGTGTGGGAAGGGCGTGGCGCAATTATGGTGGGGAAATATGCAGTACAACGTGGTTTTATCCAAACCCTTGCTAATGGGCGTACGCACGTAATGCAACGAGCAGGGCGGGCGCGCTATTCCATTGATGTGGTGAAAATTCCACTACGTCAGCCATTGACCGCAGCTTACCAACAAGCCCTCAAAGATTATCCCACCGAATTACAGAAAGAACTGAAAGGCCGCTTAAGTGCGGTTTTTTCTTAAGGAGAAAAAATGCTGATTCATAAAGCAATCCGAGAGCAAATTGCTGAGTTACTGCAATCTCTAGATCCGACTATCAAGGTTTGGGCAGGACGCCCCACCTTTATTGACTTAGACAACGAACCAACCACGCTAGCGGTTTTTATTGATGATGCACAAAGCGAGCCAACGGGATTATGTGGTGGTGAGTGGGAGGCAATCTTAAATATTGCCATTTATCAACGTTCAACCCAAGGCGAAGCACCACTTGATGAACTTGCAGAACAAATCATTCAATGTTTGGCAGAAGCCTTTGAAAATGATGATTTAGAGAGTTTACAACAATGTTATTTAACAGGGTATCACTATGAACAAGATGCACAGAAACGCACTTGGTACATTGCGAACCTACAATATCAAATTACTTATGGGCAGGAGGAATAAACTATGGCAACACAAACCACGCCTTTTCAAGGCACAAAATTTTACATCGGCAAAGGCGTTGAAGCAGAGAAAAATATCACCGCGTGCGAAATCACCCCCAATGCCAAAATCACCGTTGCTAATAGCGGTTACAAAAAAGGGGATTTGCTCCGCATTACTGGGCTTGGCTCGCTAGACGGTTATTACCCCGTGAAAGACGTGCAAACCAATGACATCACTTTGGCAGATGAAGTAGATTGGACGGAGCAAGATAAACCGACCGTTTTTACTAATGCCAAAGTGGCACGTGTAACGTGGTCAAACAACTTCTGCGCCATCAAAAACATTGAAAAAGATGGCGACACCTTAACGGAAGAAGATGTTACCACAATGTGCAGTGAGGGAACGGAAACCGAACCGGGCGATATTGAGTTTGGCAGCCTAAAACTCACTTTTTTCTACGCCCCTGCAACGGTAATGCAAGCGGATTTACGCAAGAAATTCTACGGTAAAGAAACGTTCCCTTACTTGATTGTGTTCAAAAACAATCAAGGATCGCTCTATGGCACAGGCTTTATTCAAACCAGTACCAATATCAGTGGTGAAGTCAAAGGCAAGTTTGAGTCAGGCGTCACCATTAAACAATCCAAACGGGATTATTTATTACCAGTCGCATAATCAACTCACCGCACGATAAAAAGTGCGGTGTTTTTTATAAACATTTTAAGGAAACGAACAATGAACAAAGGCACTAAAGCAACTTTACTCGCGATTAAACCCACATTAAAACCATTTGAACTCAACGGCAACACTTACTATATCCGTTCTTTTACTGTAGGTGATGTAAACCGTGAAGTGTTTGAATATCAAAATTGGCTGAAAGCACAGGCAATGGCACAAGGCATTGAGTTGAATCTGAATGATGAAGATGTACTCGCCAAGCAGCTTGAACCGATTGCGGATAAATACCGCCTTGCGCGCAATCTTGCTATTAAATTATGCGATGAAAAAGGCAATAACTTATTCGATCCTGACAATATCGAAGATTTAGAAGCGATCTTAACCCTTGATGACAGTGTACTTACCGCTTTTAATCAAGCTGAAAATGTAGATACCCCAAAAAACTCACCGCCCGACGCAAGTTCCAACTAACTTTATCCCTTGCGTTGGGCAAAACGCTATCAGAAATCGAAGCAATGCCCGAAAGGCATTTGCAAGAATATGAAAAATTCTATCAAGAACAACCTTTCGGGTTATGGCGTGAAGATTATCGTACTGCACAAATTGCTTACTTGTTAGCGGCTATTAATAGTGACCCTAAAAAAGAATCACCAAAAATCACTGATTTTATGTCGTTTTTTGCAAACAAAAATACGATGAAAAATAACCAAGATTTTGATGATGGTAGTGAAGAATTTTTAGCTAATCGATAGAAATGTGATTTAGTTCTCTTTTAGTTAATAATTGCTTCTTGTATGATAACTACTGTTATTAACTATAAGGGGCTATTATGAAAAAACTATTGTGTCTAATTTTTTCTATTTTTGTATTAAATGCTTGTACTGCACCTGCTAATCTTAATTTTGTCCCAGAAGATGGGTTGGCACCTGTTAACGCCGCTGAAAAAATCAATGCAGAAATTAAGGCGATCACGATTGCTAACGCAACCAAAGCAGAAGCAAAAGGGGATGTTCAAACTGGACTTGGTGGAAATCAGTATGAACAATCATTTAAAACAACTTTTAAAGATGCGTTAGAGGAAGCACTATCAAGAACAGCGATATTTAAAGATGATTCTCCAAACAAAGTAACTTTAGTTGCTAAAGTTTTACAATTTGAATCTCCTTTATGGGGCGGTATAAACTTTGATACAAAGATGATCGTGAGATACGATTTTATTAATCGTAATAGTGGAAATTCAGTATATACAACCGACATTAAAAGCGAGGGAAGTGTTCCAGGCACGTATTCTTTTTTCGGGGCAATAAGGTTCACTGAGGCAAGAAATAGAGCAGTCAGAAATAATATTAATAATCTAATAACTGAGTTAAAAAGCAATAAATTCATCAAATAATGAATACATACTAAAAACTTTTAAATCTATTACAAAGCCTGTTTTTAACAGGCTTTTTTATTGTTGAATAAATTAAACAACAAACCCCGATTGCGGCAAACAGTCGGGGTTTTTCATTTAATCATTAAATAGGAATGACTAAATAAATTATGAGTAATTATAGCAAAACAAAGTTAAAAATCCACCCAAAGGAGGGATTAGAAATGGAAACTTATGCCAGCCCATTTATCAAAATAGCTATTGGTATTGCTATTATTTTAATTGCACTTGCCATATTAGCACTAGGGGTTACACCTTTAATCTCAGCATTACGTTGGTGGTAGGTGGAAAAATGAGTAAAGAGGGCGCAGATAAAGTTGGGAATAAATTAGCGAATGCTGCATTGATTTTAGCAACTTGCTTGGGAGTTAGTGCACTAATGATTGCATATTCTTATTTGATGTAGTGGCAGAAGGGATTTGTAAAATGCTAGAAATGATAGACAAATCGGATAAAGCAAGAAAATTTGCTTACGTGGTATTGATTTTATTTTTTATATTTTCAATGGCATGGATTAGCCCTAACTTATTAAAAGCAATTTCAGAATTATTATTGACGCTAAAAACAATCTAAAATCATTTACAACAAAATCAATTAGTATTAATATTTAAATCAAGGTGTCGCAACCTAAAGGCGGTCATACCGCAAGACCTAAAATCCATTGCGGTTTTTTTGTATCTAAATTTTGGTGTTTCTCCTTTTCTCAGCCAAATTTGACAAAAACGGTAAATAACAATCAATGATCGAGAGGGCGAGGAATACAATACCCGAAAGGGAAATAACTCCAGCCTAGCCTTAGGCTTGCGAACCTCTCGATCACCAATTTCAAAAGGTATTCGCATCATAAGAACACCTTTAAATTGGATAAATTTCGCAAATATAAGGTTAATTATTATGTCTAATCAAACTCAACTTCAAACAATCCAATTTTACAACCGCACTTTAACCACATTTGAACAAAATAACGTTCATTACGTTGCTATGCGTCCTATCTGTGAAAACATCGGTTTAGATTGGGCAGCACAATATTCAAGAATTAAGCGTGATGAAGTGCTTGCTCAAGGTGTTGTCATCATAACAACACCTTCAAATGGTGGCGAACAACAAACATTATGCCTCCCAATCCAATACCTCAACGGCTGGTTATTTGGTATTGACGTAAAACGGGTTAAACCTGAAATCAGAGAAATCTTGATCACTTACAAAAGAGAATGCTACCAAGTGTTGTTTGATTATTGGAATAAACCAAAACAACAACCGTTACCTCTGGCAGAAGCCGAAGCAGACGAAGAAGCCATCCGCATTATTGCTAACCTATATCACTCGCTTAATGGTGCGTATGAAATGGGCGAAAAAATCCGCAAAGAATATCCACATCTTGGTAGAGATATAGACAAATTCATCGGAGGGCATTACCTCTATAACCTCAATATGCCAACTGAAAACGCTTTAACCAAAGCGAGAAAATATGTTCAAGCCAAAAGTGAACGCATTATGTTCATTAAAGGAATGTTAAGCCTGCTTGAAGAGCAACCACAACCGAAGCGATTAGGTCACTTCTAATCACGTAATCAAAATAAACCGCTTCACCTCACGAAAACGTGAGGCGGTTTTCTACACCCAAAATTCAGCAAAAAGGTGAAATGATGTTCAAAATTTTAATGATGATCGGCTTGTTGTGGTGTGCGTATGAATTGGATTTAGGCGCGGATTGTGACGGGCATTATTGCGGCGCGAACAGCGAAATGATCGTGAAAAAGTAAAAATAACAAAAACCATACTTCAACGGCTTGCGGGAAACCTCAAGCAGCTTTTGGTGTGCTTATTGAACTAGAGTTGCTATTTCTTGGATAGTGCAGGTATCAAGAAATTCAGCAAGTAAATTTTCTAGTATTAGATTTGTGAATTAGATCACACAACTTTTATTGTATGACGATTAAAAGTAGTTTAACATACTCTACATAGCAAGGAAGCTCATCTTAATGATGAGCTTTTGATATTATAGGAGCGCGTGATGAAAAAACTTACAAATAATTTTATGATAAGAAAAACCAGTGCTTTGGCTGATAAAATCTATGTAAGATTGTTTCCATCAGAAATTCTCCCTGAACAGGTAGAGAGTGGAGCATTGGTATTTCATAAAAACGGTAATATTTCGTTAAATTATAAAGACGAGCAGGTTAGAAATAATATTAGGAAGCATATGGAATTGCTTGAACGAATCACGGTGGAAAAAATTAAGTGACAATATTGGTAATTATGCTTATTTTAATTCTCGGGTATTATTAATGGTGTTTCAGGATTATTCAAGATCTACATTTATCCCGTGAGGAGAAATGGAATAAATTATTTGGTAGATAAACTGATTACTGCTAAATTTAATAAAGATAGGGTGGAAATATGATTGATTTCATTAAATTTTGTGCCAACGTTTTCTTTTTTATGGTTAGTATATTTGGGATCATCTTTCTACTTTTTGCTGTTGACTTTATTTATATCCTTATCTTTCTTGGCATATTTTTCACGATTTTTTTAGTGCGTTTAGTGATGATGTTTATTGAGGTAGATAAACGTTATAAGAACTTGGAAAAGCAGAGAAAAGAAAAGAAACCTGTAAAATATATTATTATTAAATAAGGCTTTTGATTGTATAAATTGTATAAGAACCCGCTTAATGCGGGTTTTTTATTGGGGGCATTATGTCATTAGGTAAGTTAAATATTAATTTGAGTTTAGAAACAGCTGAGTTTCAACAAGGGCTGGATAAGTCTTCTCACCAAACAAGAAAATTTATCAAATCATTTGAAACAGATTTAGATAGAGCTAAAAATAGTGCTAAACAATTCTCTGAACGTACAGCAAAATATTTAAATAATATAGAGCGAGCAGCAATTTCAATTAATAAGACAACAAGTCGACATTTTTTGGCTAGCATTGGCAGTTTTGCAGCAAGTCATTTATCTTCTGCCGCTTCCAAAACATTACAGTACGCTGACAGCTACACTGAACTACAAAACCGTATGCGGTTAGTCACAGAAAGCACTGTTCAAATGGTAGCGGCGACAGAGTCTGTTTTCGATATTGCCCTAAAAACTAATCAAAGCTTAAATGCTACTTCTGAAGTTTACCAACGTTTCGCAAAAAACGCTAAACAGCTCGGCTTATCACAAGCGGATGTGGCATCACTCACAGAAACCGTTTCTAAAGCGGTGGCGATGTCTGGTGCGAGTGCAGCATCTGCTGAAGCCGCATTAATGCAGTTCGGACAGGCAATGGCAAGTGGTGAATTACGTGGTGAAGAACTTAATTCAGTTATGGAACAAACGCCGGGGCTTGCTGACGCAATCGCAAAAGGCTTAGGGATTACTACCGCAGAATTGAAAGCAATGGGAAAAGCTGGAGAGTTGGCGATTCCAAAAGTGATTGAGGCATTAAAAAAAGCGAAAGATTCTGTGGATAGTGATTTTGAGAAGCGTGTTATTACGGTTTCTCAGGCATTCACGAATTTAGAAACACATATGGTAAAAACCATTGGCGAGCTGGATAAAGCCAATGGAATTACTGGAATGTTTGCAAAAAGTATTGATTTTGCGGCGAATAATCTTGATAGCTTAATTAAAATCACCGGTGCTTTTGTTGCTGCCGGTGCTGTTGCTTATATTGGGCGGTATGCTAATGGAATGTTGGTAAGTGCCTATAATACGGCTAAAAATACGAAAGAACATTATAGTTCGGTAAAAGCGACATATGACAGCATTAGAGCGAAACGCTTAGAAATGCAAACAATGCAAGCGGTATTGGCGGAGCAATATAAGGCAGCGCAAAGCGAACGTACACAATTTGCCTTGCGTGAGCAAATGAAAGTGCAATCGCAACAGATTATTGCATTGGCAAAACAAGAGGCACAGGCGAAACGAGAGCTTTCTGTCGCAAATAGCTTAGTTACTAAAGCGAGTGGTGTATTAAAAGGCGCATTGGGTTTACTGGGCGGACCAACCGGTGCCGCAATGTTGGCAGGAAGTGCCTTGTTTTATTTCTCAATGCAGGCAAAAGAAGCACAGCAAAAAGCATTGGATACTGCAAGCGCGAATGAAAGATTAAGAGAAAGCTATGATGGCTTAAGTGCCAGTGCCTTATCGCTAAAAATTGCAGATCAGCTAAAAGATCTTGAGAATTATGAAAAACAGATTACGAGTGTAGAGGCTGAAATTTCAGAAATTCAGACAACGCATTGGCAGTTTGGTTTGGAATTATCAGAGAAAAGCAAGAAAGATTTGGACTTGCTTAGAGATAAGTTACAACAGATCAAAGAAAATCAGGATATTGATTTTTCCGTGTTAAAAAATCAAGTTATTCAATTAGGTGTGTTATTTCTACAAAGCGGGAAAAGTACGGAAGATTTTGCACGCAAACTGAAATTGATGGGAGTAGATAGCAAGCTCATTAACGAGGCTCTTGCGGAGTTGCCGAACAAACTCAAAAACACGACCAAGGAAACAAAAACAGCGGAACAAGCTGTGTTAGACTTAAAAAAAGCACAAGAAGCACTGACTAAAAAATCAGATGATCTAAGAACAAAATTAGAGGTATTAAGGCTCAAAAATCAAGGGCACGCCAAAGCCTCATTTGTTTTGGCAGGGCTTTATGATGTGCTTGGTGAAAAAGGGGCTAAATACTCAGAAGTCTTAAATGCAATTGCAAGAGGGGATGTAGCAGCGGCTGAAAGTGCAGCAAAAGCGATAAACCTTTCCGCAGAGCAGCTTAAAACAATGCTGGCTATGGGCAAGGAAATTGGTCAATTATTCAGTAGCGATCAAGAAACGCAAACACTTGAAAAAGAGCTGAAAGTAAAAGCAAAAGGTACGAAAACAGATTACGTTAAACAATACACCGATCAGCTGACCGAAATGCAAAACCGTATTGCACAGCTAAGAGCTGATACTGAGGATATTAAGCTGTTCGGTGAACCTAGCCAGTACCAAGAGTTTAATAAGCTACAACAAGACATCACCGCCAATGCAGAAAAATATGCAGCATACGGTGTGGAAGGTGTAGCGAAACTGAAAGAAATGGCACATCAAATTGATAGCGAAACGCAGAAAAAAGCGATTGCACAGTTCGGTATTAATAACAATCAACAGCTTAATGCAATGGAATTTGAATTGAGTTTGTTGGGTAAAACTCGTAAAGAACAGGATTTAATCCAATATAACCATCAATTAGATCTTGAAGCTGCTCGCCTTAAAATCGGTATGTCAAAAGAGAATGCCACACAATTAGATGCGGAAATTATCAAGCTAAAAGCGCGTAGAGCTGAAATTGAAAGACAAAAAGCATTAGCACAGTCTAATCCGTTGCTCGGTTTGCAGGATGGCATCGTGAAATTTGGGGAGGCTGCCAATAATGTGATGGCGAATGTTTCACAGATTACACAAAATGCACTTGGTGGAATGTCTGATGCGTTAACAAATTTTGTATTGACGGGAAAAGCTAATTTTAGAGATTTGGCTCAATCTATTATCAAAGATATTGCTCAAATGACAATGCGGATGTTGATCTTTAAAGCAGTATCTTCGGCTTTTGGGTTATTTTCAGGTGGTGGTAAAGTTGGTGCTGCTGGTGGATATGATGCGTTTGGTCAACTATTGTATAAAGGTGGTTTGGCTGGTTTTGATGTGGGAGGCTTTACTGGTTTAGGCGGTAAATACACCCCTGCCGGTATCGTCCACAAAGGCGAATATGTTATTACCAAAGAAGCTACATCAAGACTCGGTGTAGATTATCTTGATTTCTTAAACTACGGTACTAGACGTGGTTTTGCCAATGGTGGCGGTGTTGCTGTGCCGAAAGTGCCAGTGGTGAAATCAAAAACACAAAATGCCAATGTCAGTATTAAGGTAATCAACAACGGTGAGCCAGTAGATGCCAAAGTAATACAAAAACAGCAAGGCGATCAGCTGCAGGTGACGGTGGAGTTAATGCGGCAAATTGCTAAACAGGAAGCAAACAATATGTTACAAACTAATTTTAGAGCCGGAGGAGCTTTTGCTTAATGGAAACTTTTAAATGGTGCGTGCGACCAAAACTCACGATTGAAAATGAACCGCGTCGTATAGTGGTGCAATTTGGTGACGGCTATGCACAACGCGCTAGAGCTGGTATTAACACTTTGCTGCGGCGTTATCCAGTAACAGTAAAAGTGAAAAACAGGGAGCGTTTGGCAGTGGATGCGTTCTTGGCTCAACACGGTGGCGTTGAGCCTTTTTATTTTAATGACCCGTTCACAAAAAGTCGTAAAAAAGTGGTGTGCGGTCAGTGGCGCATTGAAATGAACCAAACCTATAGTGAATTTAGTTGTGAATTTGAGGAAGTGCCATAATGCCACAAACAATGAGCAATGCATTTAAGCTTGAATTAAGCAAAATTGAACAAAATGCCTTGATTGAGCTGTACGAAGTGGATATGCGCAGTTTGCAGAACCGACAAGGTGAACAAGGCGAAATTTATCGCTTCTATGCCGGCACAAATGAACGTTATCAAGATATTGTGTGGCAAGGGCAAACTTATAAAGCCTATCCGATCAAAGCCGGCGGTTTTGAGTTAAACGGCAATGGACCGAGCAATCGCCCGACCTTAACTGTTTCCAATCTGTTAGGATTAATCACCGGCATTGCCGTAGATTTTAATGAAGCGGTAGGGGCAGTGGTACGGCGACGACAAGTCTATCTGCACTATCTTGATGCCGTCAATTTTCGTGAGGGCAATCCGCAGGCGGATCCAACACAAGAACTGGTCAGCCTGTATATCATTGAACAGTTAAGCAGTTTAAAACAGGATGTTGCCACCTTTACGCTAGCGTTGCCGACCGAAACCGACAATGCTTATCTGCCGGCGAGAATGATGATGGCAGACACCTGCGCGTGGATTTATCGTTCCAGTGAATGCGGTTATAACGGTGCGCCGGTGGCGGATGAAAAGGATATGCCGACCGGCGACCCGAAAAAGGACAAATGCAGCCGTTGTTTAACCGGCTGCAAAATGCGAAATAACACACTGAATTTTGGTGGTTTCCCGAGTATTAATAAGGTGAGTTAAAGGCGTTTATCCATTGGATTGTTCGCATATAACGGTTGAACATCAAATTGTTTATCTTGCTCTAAATGCCATAAGTCATATTGAGCTTGCATATTTAGCCATAAATTCGGTGAAGTATTTGGCAAAAGTTTACTAAGACGCACTGCCATTTCAGGGGTAACGCTCGTTTTGGCATTTAAAATTCGGGAAAGTGTAACGCGTGTTACACCAAGTTTATCGGCAACCTCGTTGATTTTAAATTCAGAAATAATATCTCTTAATACTTCACCGGGGTGGGCTGGGTTGAACATTCTCATTGCTTACTCCTTAGTGGTAATCTTGATAATTGACAATTTCAGCATCGCCGTTTTCAAATTTAAAGGTTAAACGCCAGTTGGCATTGACTTTAACGGACCAATGTCCGCTTAAATCCCCTTTCAGCGGATGCAAGTTCCAACCAGGCATATCCATTTCAGCAACATCACTAACCATATTCAGGGTAGTAAGCAATAAATGGAGCTTTTGTGCGTGCTTAGGTTGAATACCTGCCGTTGATCCAGTTTCAAAAAATGCCTGCAAGCCTTTATGTTTGAATGAAATAATCATTGTCATCTCTACCTTATGTATAGCGAGATGATACATTAGTAAAGAATGAGTGTAAAGCCTTATGTTACAAAAATTAAAAGATCAAATCGTTTCTTACGCCCAATCCTGCGAGCCGCACGAAATGTGCGGTTTTGTCGTTTTTGAGGGCAAGCAACAACGCTTTTTGCCTTGTCGCAATGTGGCGGACGATCCGGAAAACTTTTTCGAGATTGCCGCAGAAGATTATATAAACGCCAACCATTATGACGGCATTGTCGCCATTGTGCACTCTCATCCGAACGGTGCGCCGGTTTTATCCACTGCCGACCGACAAATGCAGCTACAATCCGGTTTGGATTGGTGGTTGGTTTGCAATGAAAGCGTGCATAAATTCCGTTATATCAAGCCGCTGTTAGGGCGTGAGTTTGTTCACGGTGAAAGCGATTGTTATAGCCTGTTTCGTGATGCCTATATGTTGTCGGGCGTGGATTTCCCTGATTTCGCACGCGCGGACGACTGGTGGCACGAGGGCAGCAATCTTTATCTGGACAATATGGCCACACACGGCTTTGAGCAGGTGGACGAACCGCAACTTGGCGATGTGATTTTAATGCAAGTGGGGGCGGATGTGCCGAACCACGCCGCGATTTATGTTGGCGACAACTGGGTGTTGCATCACAGCCCACAACGCTTATCAAAACGGGATTTATATGATGGTTATTGGCTTAAACATACACACAGCATTTGGAGATACCAACAATGGCAACAATTAAACTTTACGGCAATCTTAAACGATTTGGCACTGCCATCGATTTAGCGGTGGAAGACACCGCAGAAGCAATCCGCGCCTTGTGCTGCCAATTGGTCGGTTTCCGGCAAGCCTTACAGCAAGGGTATTACAAAGTGCGGATTGGCAAACATCTGGTCACCACCGCATCGCTGGAAAAAGATATGCTCTACAAATTAAACGATAACGCCGTGGTGCATCTCACGCCGGTGATTAAAGGGGCGAAAAGTGGCGGTATTTTCAGTGCAGTGTTAGGTGTTGCCTTGATCGGTTTGGCATTTTGGAACCCATTAGGCTGGGCAGCGGTTGGCGGAACCGGGCTATTAGCCGGTGCGGCACAAATGCCATTAATGTTAGGTGCGGCAATGTTGTTGGGTGGTATTTCACAAATGTTAGCCCCTCAACCGAAAATGGGCAGTGTCGGCACGGAGCAGGAGAAAAAGCAATCCACCTCATTCAGCAATTTGGGCAATTTGTCGGCACAAGGGCGACCGGTGCCGTTAGCTTATGGGGAAATTTTAACCGGCTCACTCATCATTTCACAGGGGATTGAAACCTACAATGTGGATGAAGAGATGAAGAAAAAAACTGAACCGAAGAAAGGCTTGTTTAGAAAAGGATAAATAATATGGGTAAAGGTGGTGGTGGCGGACATACGCCGTATGAAGCACCGGAAAGCGGTCGCTCAAAACAACGTATTAAAATTGTAGAAGTGATTTCCGAAGGAGAAATTCAAGGTTTAAAAGACAATGTCAAATCGATCTATTTAGATAAAACGCCGATACAGAACGCTAATGGCAGTTACAACTTTAAAAATATGGAGTTGCAAGGTACAATCGGTTCGCAAGATCAAGCGATTATGCGAGGTTTCAACACCTCAGAACGTGAAATTGGGGTTGGTGCTGAAGTGAAGCAAACGACCGCACTGACTCGCACGGTGACCGATGCCAAAGTCACAAGGTTGCGTTTAACGCTTGGTGTACGCAGCTTGTTTCAACAAAAAGATAACGGTGATACGGTGGGTGCGAGAGTGGATTTGTTGGTTACTGTAGGCGAGCAACAATATCCAATCCATTTCAATGGAAAATATAGTAGTCAGTATTTGCGACAAATGGTGATCGATCATCTTCCAGCAGTACCATTTCAAATTAAAGTAGAGCGATTAACTGCCGACAGCGAAAAACAGCGGTTACAGAATGCGACGATTTGGTCAAGCTACACCGAAATTATCGATACCGAATTTGCCTATCCGAACACCGCACTTGCCGGCATTATGTTTGATTCAGAGTATTTTTCCAACATTCCGCAGCGTAATTACTTGGTGCGTGGCATTAAAGTGAAAGTGCCAAACAATTACAACCCGATTGACCGCAGTTATAACGGCTTATGGGATGGGCGTTTTAAGGTGGCGTGGACGAATAATCCGGCGTGGATTTTTTACGACCTCTTAACCAACAAACGTTACGGAATGGGGCAACGCTTAGGCGATTTTAACGTGGATAAATGGGCGTTGTATGCGATTGCGCAATATTGCGATGTGTTGGTGCCGGACGGCTTTGGCGGCACAGAGCCACGGATGACCTGCAACTGTTGGCTGACAGAACAGCGACAAGCCTATGATTTAATCAACGATTTAGCTTCCATTTTCCGGGCAATGCCGGTGTGGAATGGCCAGCAACTAACTGCTATTCAAGATCGACCAAGTGATCCCGTGTGGACGTACACCAATGCCAATGTGGTCAACGGCGAATTTGAGCGCAGCTATTCTGCCTTAAAAGCACGGCATAACATTATCCACGTGGAATATCTCGATAAAAACGATTTTTATGAGAAGAAAATAGAGTATGTATCGGATGATGGCGCAGTAAAACGTTACGGGGCTAACGTAAAAAAAGTGACGGCGTTTGGTTGTACTAGCCGTGGACAGGCTTACCGCTTAGGGCGTTGGATTTTAGAAACCGAGAAATTAGAAAAAGAGACTATTACCTTTTCAGTTGGACGTGAGGGGTTAATGCATTTGCCAGGTGATATTATCCGTGTTGCTGATAATCATTATGCAGGCACGGCAATTGGTGGGCGAGTGTTGACTGTGAAAGGGCGAGAAGTAACGTTAGATCGAGAAATTGAATTAAATGGTGCAAGTTATTTCAGTTATATCAATGCTGAAGCTAAACAGCAAACCATTAAGATTCACGCCGTCAAAGGGCAAGTTGTCACCTTAGACAGCGTGCCAACTGGTTTGACCGAATTTGGTGTGTGGTCGTTGGCGACCTCGGCGGTGCGTGGCGGATTGTATCGCGCGGTGTCGATTAGCGAAAATGAAAACGGCAGCTACACCATTACTGCCTTGCAACACGAACCCCAAAAAGAGGCGATTGTCGATAACGGTGCGCATTTTGAAGCGGTGTCGAAAACATTATATTCCGCGCCACAACTCACTGATGTGGTGATTAACACCGCCAGTGGCACAGGTGCGGTGATCAATGCGGAAGTGACCGCCGGCAATGCGATCATTACTCGTTATGATATTTTGATTTATCAAGGCGAAAAGCTGTATCAAAGCTATATCGGGCAAAAAACGGCAGAAGTGAAATTAGAGAATCTGCCGAATGGCAATTATAGCGTGGTTATCATTGCCAAAGATGATAAAGGGCGTGTATTAAGTGAAAAGACAAAAACCTTTACCATTGACCGGCCACCGATTCCGACCGGTGTTGTGGTCAGTGGCGGCATTGAAAATATTCTGATTGAGTGGGATTATGTGGATGAGTTCACGCAAACAGAAATTTATTTTGCGACCGAAGACGACTGGATGGCGGCAAAACGCTTAGTGAAAGTGAGCGACAACCGAATGTATGCGCACACCGTTGCACCGAACAGTGTCTACTATTATTGGCTGTGTCATACACGTGGACAAAATGTGGGGCCGCTTTACCAAATGCAAGGCTTGCGCGGCGAAACCAGTGCCGACATTGAAAAAGCCTTGAACGAATTGCAACAGGAGCTAAGCGAAAACGTTGTCAATGAGGTGATCGACACCGGCTTTGCCGCACGAGGTTTGGAAGCGGTGAAAGTGGTGGAAACGCTCGGCAATGTGGCGCAGTTTCAACAGGTTAACCTGATCTACAATTTGGCGGATAAACGTTTTTACACTTGGAATGGGCAGCGTTACGCCACGATGGAGATTGACAACATCACGCCGGATCAAATCAATGGCGTTATTCCGGCGGAGAAACTCGCACGCATTCCCACACAACAATTAAGCGGCACCCTCAGTGCTAGCCAAATCGCCAGCAACAGCATTGGCACCAATCATCTACAGGCGGCAGCAGTCGGTACACAGCAATTAAGAGCGAATGCCATTACTGCAGATAAACTGGCAGCCAACAGCGTAACCACCGGCAGCATTCAAGCTGGTGCGATTCGGGGAACACACATTGCCGCCGGCGAATTGACAGCGGACAAATTGGCGATTGGCTTAGGCGGTAATCTGCTCTATAACCCGATTTTTGCCAACAATGCGGACGGCTGGTCGTTATATCAAAACACGAATGTGGTCAATGCCAACAGCGGCATCAATATTAACAACAACAGCGAAGGTAACTATCAAGGCAAAGAGTATCTCGCCGGTGAAAATCAATACCGTTGGCAACCCTCAATGAAGAGTGCCACTTTGCCGGAACAACGCTTTGGCGGTATTTATCAAGATATTAAATTGGTTGCCGGCAACTGGTATCTGTTATCCGGCTTTGTGGCGGCTCACCGTGGCTATGTGAGTGTGAACATTGAGCCTCAAAACGGACTGAAGATTGCCAATGTTAGTCGGAGTTATAGCGGTGCCGGCGTTGGCGACACGTCAACGTCCAGTTATACCAACGGCTTACAAGACACCACCCGCATTTGGATGAAATTTCAAGTGACTGCCAGCGGCACGGCACGCTGTATTTTCGATCAGCATAAAAAAGCCAATGTGGACAACACGTTCACCGTGTTACGCCGCCCGATGCTGGAAGAGTGTACGCAATATACACGCGCACCTAGCCCTTGGCGCCCGACCGGTGTGACCGTGATCCACGGCGGTTCGATTAAAACTGGCACAGTGATTGCTGAAAAACTTGCTGCTAATTCTGTTACTGCAGAGAAAATTGCAGCAGGGGCGATAAATGCCAGCAAGATTGCGGCAAACGCCATCACCTCAAACCATATTGCCGCAAAAACCATTTCTGCCGATAAATTGAAAGTCACCAATTTATCTTCGATTAGTGCGAATTTGGGTAAGGTTACGGCAGGTACGATTACTGGTACTCGTATTGAGGGAAACACCATTCAAGGCGGTACTATCAATGGTACGACCATAACCGGCACCACCATTAATGGCGGCACAATTCGAGGGGCAAATATAGAAGGGGTCACGGTACGAGCAGAGAATATTATTGGGGATGTGGTGAAGGTATATACCAGTAAAGTTATCGAAACTAAGCGCGGTAATAAACCTTTTGTGCAGTTTAGCTACTCTTATCCTGATATTGTTATTCCAGCATCAAATCGCACACGTAGCGTGGTTATTTCTCCTATTATTCTAGTGGCAGCAGGCAGAGATGGTTACTACACCGCAAGAGGCGGGGATAAACAAGAGTATCATCCTCCACAAAGTGATTCAAAAAGCCTGACAATATTGGTAAATGGTAAAGAGTTTGTGAAAGGCGTTGCCCACACACCGAATGCGAAGGTGGACGCTATGATAATATCCGATTCCTTTATCATTCCTGTCAATCAACACACGGTCGTTTCTTTCAGAAATGGTGGAAAAGTAGGTGGTTCTATTACGTTATTTGTACAGCAGGTTTGAACACCGCATCACCCCAATCTTACTCCTATCGCTATAACAATGTTGCACAATAAAACCCAACATTATTACGGCGAAATACTATTTCATTCATAAAAAAGGAAAACATAATGACAACATTTAATAAAATCTTAAAACCCGTTTATTCAGCTATCGCCAACTATGCCACCTCAGATGATGGCGCCATTAATGCCAAATATGTGCTGGGCTTCGGCGAAGATAGTGAAGGAGAACTCATCGACTTTGTGCCGATGATTAGCGAATATAAATATATCGATCCGGAGGCGGCAAAAATGCTGACGGAAAAACCACTTACAGAGGAGGATGTAGGCAAAACACCGAACGAAATTATGCTTGTTCGCATTTATCAGCATTTAAAATCTACCAATCAGATTGTGGCATAGATTGTGGAAAATCAAATTAAAGCAAAACCCAGTCATTAGGCTGGGTTTTTTATTAGGAGAACTTATGGATATTAAAGATCTTAAAATTTATCGAGGTGATGACACGATTTTCACTGTACGAATTGAAGCCTTACCTAATTTTAGTTTGCAAGAGGCTGAATTAAAAATGACGCTGAAAAGTAACGTCGGAAATGAAACGCTGACATTATCCAATGAATCAGGTTCAATTTTGGTGCTTGATGATTTTACAATGCAACTGATATTCAGCCATAACTTAACAAAAAATGTTAAAGCGGTACGTTGGCGTTATGACTGTCAGATGCGAAAAGCAGGGTGTGTGCGAACCTTATTTGCAGGCAAAATAACCATTGAACCTGATATTACGGAATAACTTTTTAAAGAAACTATTTTAACGATTCAGGAGATTTAAATGAGTAAATTGAATTTAGAAATCATTAAAAACGAGATTGAATTACAAGTCAGTATTTTACCTGGTGAAATTTTTCGTGGAGAGAAAGGAGAACAGGGTGAAAGAGGAGAGACAGGTGAAAGAGGTATGAACGGGAAGTCAGCCTATGAAATTTGGCTGGAAGCTGGACATAGTGGCACAATAGAAGATTTTTTGAACTTCATTAGAGGTGAGAAAGGAGAAAAAGGTGAGAATGGTGAAGATGCTTTAGATTTTTTCTCTGTGTTAACACCGGAAAACCTTAATGTCTTTTACCAACAAGCTAGAGAAAAAAATTATCGTTTAGATACAAGTGAATTGGATAAGTTGATTAAACGTCATTTTCTAATGTATGTAATCAAGCAGAGCGGAACACCATTTCCGGAATACTTCATTACACCGGGTTATAATCCACAACTGACGATGTTAGAGAATGATAATCCTGTAGAAACGATAAGATACAGCGCCAATTACCGAATCAAACTTACTGGGCTAAGCGTTGATACAGCCTATCAAATTAATCAAAATCCTAAAATTTTAGTTTCATCTAGTGTTACAGAAATCACTTTAGCTGCGGATAATCAGCAGTTTAATATTGGAGAAAATGAGATACGTTTCTATCTAGAAAATGGTGCATTTTTCACAAAATACCGCTTTTTTATTGAACCTATTGATTGTGATGTCCAAAATAAAGAGCGCTTTGCCGTAATTAATGCCGCCACTGCCTCAGAATTTATGAAACAACTTAAATTATTGCCATCTACAAAAAATGAAATCTACGCACCTAATTTAACAGAAATGGAACGAGTCAAAGTGGTAAATTATTGCGCTCAAGAAATTGATGAGAATATCAACCATTATAGAATTTATGAGTGTGAAGATGGAGAATACATCGAAGATGAACGACTTGATGTCATTTATGACAAGCTTGATCAGGGCATTAAGTTAAGTTACACGCTATATCCAACTTATGGCATAACTATTAAACCTAGCCCAAGTGATGTTGGTATTGATGATAAGCGTGCTGTAGAATTACTTACTTCTTACGCTCAATCAAACCCGCAAGATCAATTATTAAAACGAGGTTGGCGAGTAGCGACATTGACATATAGCGATGATTTCATTAGTGAGGGAAGTAGAGAATATCGTGATACCTACTTAGAGGCAGATTCTTTGATACCATCTTCCGAAGGGGTATTATGGCCACATCATCAAAAAACTTTTGAATTCACAGGAAAAGGTGGTTATCCAATTGAGATTGGATAAAACCTTTAAAGGACTTTAAAAGTAATTTCCCTATTAATTGTGAAATACTAAATTACAAGGAAGCAGTGCTGAAGTAGAGCGACAATTATTGGACTAATTTGTAGAAGATCAACCATAATATGACAGGCACTCATTTTTAAACGGATGGTTGTCAGATTGGGTTTGATCTTCACACATATTGCCCAGCCTAACTTTTTAGTAGTAAAAACTGAATGAAGAATTCATCTTTCCAAAAATTAGTGTTATGCATCAAATGGATAACATTAAAATTCAGATTCCCCAGCGGAGAGGATGTCAATTTTAAGACGATCTTACGATCGTCTTTTGCTTTTGCCGTTAACCTTGTAACAGTGGAGTAAAATGGAAAAAATTTCCCCTAAAAGTGTTTATAAACTTATTTTATCGCTATTGATTTTTAAGGCTTTTTTCGTAAAGTAAAAAGCATTATTTATGAACGCTTTTGGGCGTTAAAGTCAGGTTTTTACTGTTTTTTCATTCTTTCTATTAAAAATAACTGGTCATACGTGTTGTTTTTCGGTAGGATTGATGCCAATTTTTGAGTTTTGATTATTTTTACTTATTTTTGAGTTATGTTTTATCGAATTCTGGTATCAGTCTGTTTTTTACTGTTAGCTGCGTGTAGTAGTCATCCTGGCACGCAGTCAGCTTCTACATTTTCCGAAGACGATGATCCTATCCAAGCTTTAATCCTCAAAACCAACGCGAAAGAACGCGTTATCATCAATAAAAAATTAAATAATTTCTATCAGGAATGGATTGGTGTTCGTTATAAACTTGGCGGAACCGGGAAGGATGGCATTGATTGTTCCGCATTTGTACAAACTGCATTTGCAGAAAAATTTCATATTAGCCTGCCAAGAAGCACTTCAGAACAAAAATCTTTAGGTTATAAAATTCAAAAAGGTCAATTAAAACAAGGTGATTTGGTTTTCTTTAGAAAAAATCGTCACGTTGGCATCTATTTAGGCGATGATCTTTTTATTCATTCCAGTACAAGCCAAGGCGTGACCATTAGTTCTTTGAATGAGGATTATTGGTTAAGAACCTATACACAATCCAGAAGAGTATTAAATTAA